GGCTGCTGGTTATCAAACCAATCCGGATCGTCCGACCGTCGCCCGATGCCGCGTGCCTTCAACAGGTCGATCACGGCGGCGACATAGTCGCGGAGCTTCGCCGCCCGAATGTTCAGCATGATGATCCCGGAGCCGTGGAACAGACGCGAGATATCCCTCGGGTAATCCGGCTTTGGCTTCAACTCGCGCCCGGGCACGTCGATATGGATCAGGTATGGCTCGTCGCCTGCGGTGTGATAATCGACGCGCCGAAGGCGAAACCCGTCGGTCGCTTGCGCCCATCCGTCCGGGTCAACGTAGACGGAGCGGAGCCACTCTCGGTGGTACGACGCCCCGCCCTTCTGTGCGCGGGCAACGGCGACCCATTCGATCTGTTCCGTTTGCGTGTCGGTTGTCATGCGAGTGCCTCCGGGAATAACAGGGGCGAAGCCATCAGCAGCTTGCCGTTCTCATTGATTGCGCCAATGTCCCGGACACGTGCGATCTTCGCGTACACGGGGCCATTGAGCGACCAACCCAACGCCGCCGCGAGGTCCGGCTTTGAGATCGTGTCCGGGTACAGGCCGATCATGTAGCGCAGCACTTCCTGTTCCTTCGGCTTCAGGCGTCGGCACCAGGCGTCGTGCAATTCCTCGCGGCTCGTGAGCGCGTTGTCGTGGTTAGCGGCGGCGTCGCCGGCGGCGGTGATCTTGATATCAGTGCCGCTCTTCACGAGGTATCCGTACTCCGCCAACATCTTCATCTTCGCGTAAGTCGGCCCGTTCAGCGACATCCCGGCGACCGCGCAGAGCGTGAATTGTGGCGCGGGATCGAGTCCGAACGCCTTCAGCGTCGCGAGCGCGTCGAGCAGCCGCTGTTCCTGTTTCGTGAGTCCATCGGCCACGTTCGACGGCGCGGACGTGTCCCGCACAACGGGTGCAAACGGCGGGGGCGGGGAAGGATCGCTCGCCTTCGGTGATAGGAGACGCGCCGCATTGCGCGGGACGCTTACCGTCGCCGTGGGCGTCGGTGCTGGCGGAAGCGCGGGGATTTGTCGCACACGCCGGCGGTATCCGGCAGCGACATTGAGCAGACTCCCAACGGTCTCGCGAATGTTCGCGTTGCCTGTCTCGATGATCGAGGCGAGCGAGTCCGCCTCCGTCTGTAGTGAAGCCGCTCGAATCTCCGACACTTCGCACCGCTTGATTAGCCCGGCGATCTCTTTGTCGTGCCCGCAGGGCGGCGGCTCCACCACGATCCGCTTGACTTCAACCTCGGGCTTTGGCTTCGCCTTCAACTCGCGCTCGAGTTCGGCGATCTTCTTTTTCGCGTCTGCGAGGTCGCGCACTTCCTGCTGCGCTTCCTTCGGCAACTCGTTCAGCGTCGCGAGCGCAGCCTTCATTTTCGGCGTAGGGGTCCGCGGCTTCACCAGCTCGCCGGATTTCGGCGGGTGCGTCTTCGTGTCGGCGATGTAGACGATCTCAAGGTTGCCGGCGAGCGGCTCGTTCCGGATGCGAAACGCGCCGCCGTACCCGACGAAGTTGCGGCTCTTCAGGTCGCGCAGGATGTTCGTTGCGTCCCGCGACGAGATCCCCAACTCGTTCGCCGCCCGGCGCACGTCGATGTCCTGTTGCGTTTTGCCGATCAGCTTGTTCGTTAGCATCGACGTGACGGACTTCGAGAGGTCGGAGATCCGGGGCGTCGCCGCCACTAGGATGATCCCGCGCTTGCGACCACGGAGCGCGGCACGTTCGACCGCGAGCAGCGAAGCCGACGCCGAACCCTCGGGCGCGAACTCTTGCGCTTCGTCCAGCACGAGCAGGACGGGCTTCCACAACTTCCGCGGCAAGTTGACCAGCGTGTCCAGATAAATGCGGACGAACTCGATCCGCTCGCGGGTGTCCATCTCCGACACATCGAGGATCGCGTTCGCCCGGTGCGCGTTGACCCAGGTCGCCAACTTCTTCGCGGTGTACGGCGCCGCCAGCACGTCGCCGCCTTCCGCCGCCGCCAGCACGTAATCGGGAAACTCTCGGCGGAGCGTCGCGAACTCGCCCTCCACGTCGATCACGACTTGCGGGATCAGCCCGTGCGTTTGTTCCAGGAGGCGGCGCAAGAGTCCGGACTTCCCCGAGCCGCTCGTGCCCTGTACGAGCAGCCGCTGCTCCGCGAGGATTCCGAGGTCAAGGGATACCGGGCGTCCGTCCGCGAGGTCCCCAATCGTGATCTTCTTTGTCATCGGTCCAGGCTCCCGGCAAATTGCACCTATCGTAAGACTTCGACGGTGACGGCGCAATTCACAACCGCGCCGCACACGGCGGCGAGTCCGCTCTCGCTCATATCGAACAGGTACGGGCCGCAACCCGGGCATGAATCGGATCGGAAGGCGTCGACGCAACCGCCTGCGCCACAGACGCGGAGCGGAGTGCCGCAGGGCCACGCGGAGTAGTACGCCGGGCCAACCGCAACGATCAACGGGTTCGCCGTGTCATAGATGCCACCGCAGGCCATGCCCTTTCCCTGATACGCCAGCCCGTAATGCGTCGCGCTTCCCGCTATAAGGGTCGCCCCGCTCGCTGTTCCTCCAACTCCAACAGCTCCGCCACCTGTTCCTGCCACGGGCGGCGAAGGGACGGCTGAAGGCGAACGAACGACGGGATCTCCCGATGATCGAGCGACGACGGTCGGGTCGCCGACTGCTCGGGCGTAGGCGTCGTCCATTGCCAGCGACCGTCCGAAGTGCGCTCCCAAGAGCCAGAGTCCCGCGAGGGTTCCTTCTCCGGCGTCCCATCCGGCGGTGTCGCGTCCGTCGTACTGAACGCGATCCAGAACTTGATCGTCAACGCGAGCATGATCAGACACATCATGGCTAACGCTCCGAGATGAAGGATTGAATCGATCATGGTCCAGGCTCCCAAACCAAACAAGCAACGCCGCGATCAGTAGTAGCGCGGCGGTGCGCCGAAGTATCACCAGATCGTGACGGGACTCCGCCCGTCCGAGTGCGCTTCGTTGTTCATATCAGCCTCCCTTGTTTGTCCGCCGGCGCGACAACCTCCTTCGTGGGCGGTCGCATTAGCTCCAACATCGGGCGTAACTTCTTCTGTCGCACGATCAACCGCTCGCCGTGGCCGAAGTCCTTTCGCCAGGCGGCGGCGTAGAACGCCTCACGTTCGATGAAGCCGGCGAGCCGGACGACGTCGGGCGTGATGATGATCGCCAGCACAACGAGGTCGGCGACGATCTCCGTCGCCGTCGCAATGAGGTCGGCTTCGACGCGGTCCCTCGATTTGATCCGCACGGTGCGACCGTCGGGCAGCGTCGTGTCGTACCCGCTATCTCCGCGGACTCCGACCGACGTGTCGAACTCGAGGCCGAAGGCTTTCGAGAACGCGTACTTCACGGTGACGCCCATCCGGTGAAGTTGCGCCTCGGAGTGCGTCCGCGTCACGCTGTCGAGTTTGTTCGTTCCCGGCATCTTCGCCGACAACCTCGCGCCGGCGACGCGCCCGATGTATTTCAGGTCGGCGGGTTCGAGTTGGATAAGTTCGAGGTTCGCGAGCGCGGGGCGCACTTGCGGCGCCGGAGCTGGCGGCGGTGTTGCGACGGGTGTCCGGCGGCGTCCGCCCCGGCGCGGTTGAACATCGCGGGTTCCGGCGCCGCATGAAGCGCAACAGCCGTCGACGGCCAGCGGAGTCGGGCAACAATTCATGCGGGTTGCGGCTCCCTATCCTCCGGCTCTGTTCCCGGGTTCGGTTGGTTCTCAGGACATCGGCACATCATCCCAACAGGCCACGCCCCATCGCCCGGATACGCTGGACGCACGATGTTCCCGTGACACTTGCGGCACTCGCGGATCGCGCTCATCCCGCCTGTCCCTTCCCGCCGCGCCGACGCTTCGGCTTCTCCGGCGGTTCGTCGTCCGGTGATCCCGCCTCGTTGTCCATCCGATTGCACGGTTCCCCGGCGGGTGTGTTCGTCACGTGCCCGTCGTCGCAGATCGTGTTCATCCCGTGCGTCTTCACTTTGAGTCCGCACGACTTCGGCCAAGCGTCGAAGGCACCGGGCAGCGGCGACGAGCCGCCTTCCTTGTCAGAGTCGCTCGCGTTGTCGGCGGCGGGTTCCTCCGTCGCGTCCGGCCATAACATCCCAGTCGCCGGGCGGATCGTCACAACCGCGCCAGCCTGAGCGACGCCGGCGAGGAAGTCGAAAAAGGATCGCGTCCTCGCGGTGTAGATCATCTCGACGGTGAACGAGAGAACCGACGCGCCCGGCCCCTTCTTGAATCGGACGTTGTCGATCCCGGCGTGATGGTTCTCAATCGGCGTCGGGAGTAACTCGATATCTTCAGCATCGTCGGCCACGGTCGGAGTCCTTTCTGCTGTGTCCCGCGCTCTCGTCGCTCGCCGCGACCCGTGGGATCTCCGGTAGATCCTACCCAATACGACGGGGGAGCTTGTCGCATAGGGTTCCAGGCGATCTGCCCGGAGCGTGAATCACGGCGAGCGACGAAGGCGCGAACGCCTCCGCCATTAGAACACCGGATCAGCCCGGAGCGGCGGCGGGTTCCGCGGCACCCGTCCCCGAGGCGGACGTAATCCCTTCGTCGGGCGGCGGTCCCTTCCCGATGTCCGCTTCCTTGCGCTCCTGTAGGAAGTCCGCCGCCATCTTCGCAACGTCCGGCGCGAGCTGTGACACCTTGAGGTTGCCTTTTTCGGTCCAGGCGTCCGGACGTTGGAGATTACCGTGCAACGCGCCCATGAGGTTGGCGAAATCCTCCGCGCTCCAATTCTCGTGCGCCCACGTGAGGATCTCCCGGCAACGCTGCCGCTCGGCGGCGACGTCGATTGCTGGCAGCGCGTCGTGAAGCTCGCGGGACTCCGCCTCGATCACGTTCTCATCGTCGGGCGGATCTTCCGCCGGCGCGGGGAGCAACTCCGCCGCGATGTATGGGCGCCCGACCGCCTCCTGTAGCTGCCCCATCGTCAACTTCGCATCGAGACGGATCAGCGTAACCTTCGTCGGCTTTTTGTCGTGCGTCACTTCCTGCTGCTCCGCGTACAGCATGAGCGGGATCCCGGCGATCCGTTCGTTCGTGATCCCCTTCAGGAACGCGAGAAAACCGTTGACGTTCAGGATTGAGTACACCGACCCGGTATCGAGTTGGTAGACGCCCAACCCGGGCGCGTCCGGGATCGCGAACATGAGCGAGAGCGTCCGCTTGCAGCGGTTGGCCGCATACACCGGACACGGCGGCGCGCCATCGAAGCCTTCGCCCAAGCAGTCGATCTTGCGTTCGACTTTCGCGCCTTCGCCCGACCAGGCGGACGCTTGCGCCGGGTTCGCATATTCGCCACGGGCACCCGGGACGAGCTTCAGCGACGGATCGAGTTGCGCGGTTGCGGTGAAGCCGTCGCCGATACACCCGAGGCCGCTCTTGCCTCGGTACATCTTGTACCACTGAGGCGCGGTCGCGTCGATGTCATTCGACACGAACATGATCGGCAATTCGACGGGTCCAGGCTTCGCGCACGAACACATCCGCACTTTGCCTTCCAACGCTTCCAACAGCTCCGGAGGGCAAACGAAGTGATCGGTCTTCTCAGGATGCGTCCCCGATCCGTTCGCGTTCGGAACTTGAATCCCGAGGCGGATCTTCCCGAGGCGCGGAAGCCGGCGGGTGTCGCTGAGTCCCCTGATCGGCATGTTGTTCCCCCTTCGTGTGTTCGGTCGCGAGGTCGCGCCGGAACGACGAAATCTCGATCCAACCGTACCATCGCTGCACCTGTTCAAAGTGATTGACGCCGACGGATGCGCCGGGCGTCTGTACGCTCATCAGGACACGAGCGGTCGCGATATGGATCGACGCCGTCTGTACGGCGCGATGCGTCCCGGCGAGCCGCTCGTTGATTGCGTCGCGGACTTCGTCGAGCGTCGCTCCCTCGAACGTCTCGATCTGAATCACTCGCCCGGTCCTCCGCGTACCATCTGAACCGCAACGAGGATCGCGAACGCTATCAGGAACACGCTCGCGATCCCCACTTGCAGCGAAGTGAAGGCAAGGATCATCGGCAACACCCGCAGCGCGGATCCATCGGATCGTACTGAGGGCGATCCGTCGTGCCCTCGATGCTCCCGTCCCAAATCAGGACGCGGAACAACTCGCCGCAGTTATTGCACACGTCCATTCCGTCGGGGACTTCGATGCGCTCCGGTGCTTCTGTTGGGTTCATGGTTTGTTACTCCCTTCCTTCAGTTAAGAATGTAACATCGCCCCGCTTGACTGTCAACCCTTGCCGGAGGGTTTATCCGTGCCTTATCATCGGATCGGTTGAAACACCCGCGCCCGGCGCGTAAGCCCGGGATCGGTTTGTTTTCTCCATCCTTCAGGATGAAGCCGGGTGACTTGTCCCCGGCTTTTTCCGTTGGCTCCGCGCCGCGTCGGCGTCGATAAATCGCCCTGCTTTTCCTGTCAAATTGCCGCCGCAGGGGTTGACGGACGCAGCGGCGGATGTTACCTTTGTAACTGAAGGAAGGGAGAGCAACGATGGCATACACAGAGAACGGCTACGAGTGCAACAGCGGGTGCGGGTTCGGCGTCACGTTCGACGACGACGAGCGCGGCAACCTGAAGACGTCGGCGAAGGTTGCGACCGTCGACGCGCACATGGATCAGTGCATGGCGGAGCAAGTGCGCCGCTCGAACATGCGCCTGATCTATGACTACGTGATGGGCAAGCGCGGGACGCGCAAGCAACAGGACGCCGTCGTCGACGCTGTTTGGGCGTTGCAGGACGGCTACGGCGTCGCGGGGTTCACTCCCGCGCAAGGCTTCGACTGGAGCGGGATTCGCGACTCGACGCCCGACACGGTCGAAGCGATGGCGCAGGAAGTGCGCCGAATCGTGCAGGCGGCATCATCGACGGCGGCTGCGGCTGCCGCCGCCCACGACGTTCAAGGTCGCAGACGTTGGCGAAATGGACGAGGCGCAATACCGCGCCCTGATTCTCGGGCACTATCGCGAGGGCGGATGGTTGACCCGGCATGACGGCGGCGAAGGCGACGATCCCGAATGGGTCGCGACATTCCAGACGTTTCCCGTCGGGATGGTTCTGGAAAAGCGCGGCAATCAGATCCAAGAGCGGCGCAAGCCGGAAGCGCGGAGGGCATCATGACAAGTGGAACCAAAACGAACAGCGCAGCGGTTAAACTACCGCTCGACCGTCCCGCCATCGACGCACCGGACGACGTCCTGCGCCAGCACTTCATGACCGTGCGCGACGTGTTCGCGACCCGGGCGTTCGATATCACGCAGGATCTGTGCTACACATGCTGCGCCTCCGGTGAGAACGTGCAGAACAAGGGGCGATCCGGTCGGATGCGGAGTTGCTCCGACGAGTGCGAGGCACTCTTTCACAGGATGTATCCAGCGACGACCGCGTCGTTGGTCAAAGCCGCCGCCGACGTTGGCGACGAGGAAGAGGAGGAGACAGACGACATGGCGAAGGCGAAGGGTAAGAAGGCGACGAAGGGAGCGCGTAAGCGGAAGGCTGCGCCGACCCGAGTCGAGCCGAGCCGCCCGGCGAAGGCGGCGGCGAAGCCTCGCGCAGCGAAGGTTGCGGGAGAGAAGATCGACCCGGCGACGCTGAAGCCGGGCATGAAGTTGACCGCCCGGCACAAGGGCACGGATTACCACGCGAGCGTGGTCGCCAACGGCGACGGCGTAGGGATCCGGTTCGACGGCGAGACGTTCAAGTCGCTGTCCGCTGCCGGGTCGAAGATCACGGGCGGCGCGGTCAACGGTCGGGCGTTCTGGAGCGTTGCTTAGGCAACGCTCCGGGACTTCCCCGGAAGGATGGGAAAGCCAATGCACAGGAAGGATCACCGGATCCACGATGCCGGGTGCGGCGGGACGCACGACTGCGAGGCATCGCCTCCGGCGTTAGACAGAACACGCCTCGTCTACGTCGGGACGGGCGAACCCGTCGACGCGAGGGCGATAGCGATGGACGCGGCGACGCGGCTCGTCGAGGGCGACAACCCCGAGGCGTCGCCTCACTACTGGAAGCCCGAGCAATTCAAAAAGAACGGGCACCTTCGGATCGGGGCGTGGTACGGCAACGAGGTCGGCGTCCCCGGTTGGGGCAACGATCCGCTATCGGGCGCGGTCGGGTTCTACGATGCCGAACGCGAAGCCGCCGCCGCGACGATGCGCGGGATCGTCGCCCTCCGGGAAGTCGATCTCCGCGTCGCGCAGCGCAAGTTGGACGATGCGAAGCGGGATCTCCTGTCGATGTACCGACCGGATCGGATGGTCCAGGTTGACGGCGAAAAGCCCGTGGGGGATTGGTAATGGCAACGCTCCGCCTCGTTGAAGGGCACAACGCATACAAGGGCAAGGAAGTCCCGTACACCTTGAGCCGCGACCGCGACGGCGTCCCGGACTTCAAAGCCATCGACCCAAAGCGGATCCGCAAGTGCCTCGAAAAGAACCTCTGCGGCATATGCGGCCAACGCCTCGGGTCGCCCGTCGTCTTCGTCGGCGGTGAGGAATCGACAAGGTTCAACGATCCGCCCAACCATCCGCGCTGCGCGGCTCGGGCGTTCCTCTCATGTCCCTTCCTGAAGGGCGAGCGGGTGCGCGAGCCGATAGAGGATCAGCACGGAACCTATGCGGTCGACTCCGGCAACTACGGCGTCTTCATCGCGACGAAGTACGAATACGACCCGAAGTCGCTGCAGTCGTGGCCGTCCGGCGCCGTGCGGTTCGGGAAACTGGATCGCGCCAAACTGGAAGAGATGCATGCGGCGGGAGCCGAGTGGGATGACGTTCGACCTACGCCCTAATCTATTGGCCGAGTGTGCGATCTGCGAACGTCCGGGCGGCAAGTGGCTCCCGGACGTTCGCCGCACTCACTCCGGCGATCCCTTCGAGATTTGCGACGCCTGTAGGAACGCGGAGCAGCGGGATCTCCTGCGCGTCCGCCCGGCGTTCAGTGAGCCGCGCCGTCCAGTGCGGCGCGGCATCTAGCTACCACGTCCAGAAGCCCGAAGAGAGAACACGGCGAAACGTGATCGGCCCTCCGGTGATCGCGAAGTCGACGAACCCCTCGGGCGAGATCAGCAGCTCCGGCGAAGAGATGCGGTTGACGGCGGACAGAATGTCGTCCGTCCCCTTACCGCCTCCGTGCCCGTACACGAGACGCGCATCCGCCCTCGGCGTATCGATTTCGCTCAGGAGCCGAACCATTCGAGCGTTCTCAGGAAGCCCGAGGTCGGCGCGGACGTTCATCCCGTATGCGCCGGGTTGATACACCTTCCCGACCCAACCGTCCGCTACGTTTCCCCACTTCGCGCTCTTCGGCCATGCGATGAACATTTCGGCTCCTCCTCCGCCAGCGACGATCCCGGCGTATTCACGGGTGCGGCTCCACGCTGTTCCCGGACACATCGAACGGTTGACCGCGTCGATCTCCATATGCCCCGCCAGCATCGAAGGATCGACGACGCCCAGCTCGTACCCTTTGCGCCGGCAGGCTTCGATTGACCAGCGGTCGATCTCGATGCTGTACTCCCACATCCTCGCGCCCCATGCATTCCCGCTGAAGCCGGCGTGTTCCTTCGCGACGCTCGTTGCGTTGATGATGTTCACGCCGCCGCCGTCGAGCGAGTGTGCGTTCCGGGAGTAGAGCGGACGCGGGATCCAGATCCCGCGAGTTTCCATCTTGCGGAGGCGCGGGTTGTTGCGATTAAACAGCGGCACGGAACCGGCGATCCCGTTCCCCCAATGCGCGTCCCACAACGAGCAATATTGCGACACGCCGAGATCGTCAAGGCCGAAGGTGACGCCGACCCACGCTTCGTATCGCCAGTCAAAGTTGTCGAGCGTCCGTTTGTGGCCGCTCATAATGTGATTGACGATCACGCTCGGGCGGTTCTGTCCCCGGGCGCCGAGCGGATACCCGAAGGGACCCTCGCCGATCCGGAAGCCGTTCGGTCCAGGGCGCGGCGGTCCGCGGTGCTGGACAACGAACGGGAGATCGCACCAGCCGTCTTCGTAGCTCAACCCTTCGCCTCCGTCCCGCAACCCGGGCACCGCCAGATATTCCGGAGCGGGTCGATACAGATCCAGTCGCACTCGTGAGCGCGGCGATCACTGAAGATGGCGCTGCTAGGAAACGGATCGTCGTTCATCTACTACTTAGAACCACTGCTCCCGGTGTCCGGCGGGTTGATCGTCAACGGCGGCGTGAGTCCCTCGCCCGGCGTTTGTGTCGGGATGGGCGTGTTCGTGGGCGGCGACGGCGTAATCGTTGAGGAAGGTGTGAAGGTCGGCGTGGGCGTGTCCGTGGGCGTGTTGCTTGCCGTCGGTGTGAACGTGTTCGTGGGTGTGTCGCTCGGTTCCGGTGTCGGCGTCGAAGTGAGGGTTGCGGTCGGTGTCCATGTTGCTGTCCGTGTCGCGGTCGCGCTGGCGGTCTTCGTGTACGCCGGCTTCGTCGGCGTCTTCGCGGGTTTCGTCGGCGTTTTGCACTGGTACGAACACCCGCCGCCGTGCGCGTTTACTTCCGGAGCAAACTGCACGGCGGCAAGGAATCCAACTGCGACGAAGATCGCTGCGGAGATCAGGGCGGCGGCTTTCAATGGGTCCCCCTTGCTCAATTACTGATAGGCGGAGCCAATGGTACCAACGGCGTCCCGCCGCCGCCAACGGACGCAGGCCCGTTGTTCGTTACGACTTGCAGCGCGGAGATCAGCGCGATCATATCGTTGTCGATCAGAAAGCCCTCGACTGCGGCTTCGCCGTTCAGGGTGAACGGTTGCCAGCACGTCGCCGGACAATCCATATCGAGAGGATGAATATCGACGACGTAGGCTCCATAGTCCCGGAGCGCGGCACAGACGCGCCGACTCAGCTCGTTCGGAACTAGGGCGGTGCAGTTGGTCGATTGCGGGAGCGCGAGCAACGCGCCCATGCAGAGCGACTTAACCACCCCGCTGTACTCCGACGCGCCGCCGGGCGAGTCCCACCCGCCGTCGGCGATGATCGCGGGCCAGCGGTAACCATCGTTACATTCGGGCGAGTCGCCGTCGTTGTTCAAGCGGTTCGCAGGCATCGTCAACTTCAGCGCGTGACGCAGCGGCGTACCCGCCGCCAGCTCCCACACGCGGATGCTTCCGCCGACGGCGGACAGTCCGGAGCCGCCGTGTCCGCCGTAACAGAAGATCGACGGTGTCGAGACGCCGTACCCGCTGATCGAGTGTTCACACAGCACGTTCGCCACACCCATGCTGCAATTCGCGACAGCGCAATTCGACGCGGTGCTGCGGCACCCGTTGTACCACTCCTGAACGCGGTCGGTGTTCGTGCGGAGTGCGCCGCCCGTGTCGTTAGATCCGCCTGGACCGCCGAAGGTGACGCCGTTCGGGAGGCGCACCTGTCCGCTGCCCGACCCGGTACAGCCGCCTCCGCCGCCGATATTCACGAGCGGCGCCGTCGGCGTAAGGAAGATGTACTCCGCCTCCGTGAAGTATCGACACGACGGCTCATAGCACGCCGGCGTCCCGAAGTTCGAGGGCGCGAGGATCGCACCGCTTCCGATCGGCATGTTCCAGGGCGACACGGAATCGAAGGGCCAGAGAAACTTATCGCGACCCGCGCCGGGCGTCGGCGTGTTCGTCGGTGTCGGCGAAGGTCCCGCCGTGTTGGTCGCTGTTGGTACGGGTGTGTTCGTCGGCGTGGGCGCCGGGCCACCAATCACGATGGAGCCGGACTGAAGGATCACCGAGCCGCTTTGGGCGTAGACATTCGCGGTGATCGTGTGCGAGCCGGCGGCGAGCGTGCAGGTATTGAGAACCCGAACACCTTGCGCGTTGTACTCATCGCCGCAGAGGGAATAGGGCGCGACGTTTTCAACGGGCCACGGCGACGCGCCTCCGTCGACGCGGAACTCGAGGCGGACATCGCCCGAGATCGTCGTGAAGGCTTCGAGCGTGAACGCGCTCGGCGGGTTGCCCGTGACAGCGAAGGTGACGCCCGTGCCCGGCGTGTTCGAGGGCGTCGCCGTCCGGGTGGCCGTAGGCGTGCTGGTCGGTGTGAAGGTTGCGGTTGGCGGCGGTGTGACGGTCGCCGTCGGTGTGTTTGTGACCGTGGGCGTCGGTGTCTGTGTGTTTGGGCGGCAATCCATCGGAGGCCCGCCGGGCGTTGGGAGTTGCGGCCCGTAGCGGATCATACAGACGCCGAGCGCACCCTGATCCGCCGATTGCAGGACACAGTCCCCGATGGGCGCACCCGTCACGGGATCGAGCGGTGCCAGGTCCCCGCCGAAGGCAACACAATCGACACCGGGCACTCCGGCGACGCCTGTCGCGCCTCCGGAGTTGCCGAGCTGGAATCCTGCGCCACACGCGAGCGCGAGCGCGAGCGCGAACAGGGGAATCAACGCGAGACGCATCCTTGCGGTCTTCATGTTGTCCGCCTAAGCCGCAACCGTCGCAGCGAGCGGGAGCGCGGCGCGACGGTTCTGCTTCGGGTCGATGAACTGATCGGCGAATCCTTCGAGCCAGCGAAGCCCAAAGAACGCGGCCGGCGCGAAGAGCGTGTACTGTCCCCAATCGACTGAGTCCGCCGTGTGAAGGCCGAAGCCGATGGCGGACAGGACGCCGACTTCCACAAACGATCGGAGGAAGCCGACGGCGGCAGGCCCGACGTATCCGATCCCCTTGAAGTAATTGGCGACCGCACCGGAGGGGATGCCCGTGCGGTTCTGTCCCGGATCGATCAGTTCATCGACGAAGCCTTCGCCGGCGCGAAGCCCTCCGAAGATCAACGGGGCGATCTCGACGTACTGGCGGAAGTCGATCCCGCGAGTCGCGTCGATCACGTACCCGATGATCGCGAGGAGTCCGACTTCCACAGCTCCGCGGAATCCGGCAACGATAAACGGCGGTGCGCCTCCTAGTGTGAGGAACCTGCTCATTGTGCGATCTCCTTTCGTTCGTTTCGCCCGTGCCGATTTAGCACTTGATGCCAGCGGAAGTGGATCATCGTTACCTCGATCAGATAACAGAACGCGACGATGTAGACGAGCGTGTTCAGCGCGGAGCGCATGTCGCCGGATACGATCCCGAGCTGGTTCAACAGCCGCTGCACCGCGATGTTCGCACCGATCACGATCCAGGCAAGCCCCGCCTCACGCCCGTACCTACACCACCAGTGACCGAAGATTACACGGCTCCACATTGTGACGATCCCGAGCATGAATAAAGCCCCGATCAATTCGACCACGTCGAACGCCGTCAAAACATCCCCTCCATAAGTTTGACCATCGCCACGGTGATCGCCACGGTGATCGCGGTTCCGAACAGGCGGAACATTCCATCCGCGAGCGCACTTTGGAAGACGTCGGAGCGTTGGAGCGCGGGGACGGCGTTCGCGAGCGTCGAGACCGTTACCGATAACGTCCGCACTTGCTCGCCGAGACCGGGCCCGCCGTTGCCGCGCAACATCTGATCAAAGTGCTGGAGCGTCTGATCGTGACGTTCGAGCATTGTGTCCCGTTCCCCGTCCGTCAACGTCTCCCCCTAGTCAACGAAAAACAGGCGGCGATCAGATGATCGCCGCCCCTACATCTCCGGCGGTATGGAGCCTATGAGGTTGTCTGCCCCCTGAAGGGTACGGGATGGGGCGAAGGGTTCGCTAGGAGATAAAGAACCGCGCTCGCTGCCGCTGGCGAGCGTATCGGGCTTCCATATCGCCATGCCCGGATAGCGACGCAGCGGCCTCGTGTGTACCGTCGAACGCCTTGAACCTGAAGGGGCGATTCTGCTCGCTCTCCGAGTTGGTTTGGTATCCCGTCCAGGCAACGCCGATGGTTCCAGGCGACCGCCGCTTCAGGTTGTGGCGCGGGGTCCGCTCCGCCGGGAGCCAGGCAAGGGTGCCGGGCGTCGGAAACGCTTCACCATGAACGGCGGAGCAACCGGATTGCACCGCGTACTGCATCGGATTCCCGCCGATGATCACGGTAAGAGCCATCAGCCGGCGACCGTTCGGATAAAGCCCGTGAGTTCGCCCGTCGCCGAGCCGCCCGGGAGTCCGTACAACACGAGGCATCCCAACTCGCCGCCACCCGTCATGACCAACTCCGTGATCCCGTCGATCTGGATCGTCGAGTCGCGCTCCACATACGCATCGGCGGCGACGCCGGGAACGTAACACAGCGGGAAGTATAGGTTGAGCGCGAACGCGCCTGCGACGAGCGCGGTTCCGCACGCGAAGGTCTCGACGGATCGCAAGCCGTAATCTCCCGCCGCCAGATGAAAAAACGGCCCGGCGACGTTCGGCAACACGCGACCATCGGCGGCGGCGGCCACGCTGTTGATAGCTCCCGTATCCGCTCCGCCCGTGCCACCCTGATCGGTGTATGACTTCAGCCGGATCGTGTGCGCCGTGTTCGAGAGTGCGGTCGTCACGTCCAGACAGGCCATGACCCCGGCGCCCGTCGTGTAGCGCGTAAGCGCGGTGCTGTTGACAGTCTGATCCGCCGCCGTCGTCGCCAGGATCGCACCGCAAGCGACTAGGAGATCCGCCAACATGATCATGTCGAACGCAGACGATGATCCGTAACCGAAGGTCAGCAGATACTTCGCGTCGCCGCCGGTCGGGTCCCACAGTCCGAGGCTCAGGGCGCCGTTGTCCGTGCGTTTGTGCGCCGCGCCGCCGGGGATCCCGGTGTACGAGCCTGCGCCCGGTTGACCAGCAGCGCGGAACAACGCCTCCCACTGATCCGACGACGTCGAGACGCTTGCCTTCGCAAAGACGATATCGTTCGCCTTGCCAGCGGCACGCCCCGCGATAATGTCATCGTAGGTTGTGACGGCTCCGCCGGCGATACGGGCGACCGTCTCGAACAACCGGAGGGCGACGCGCTCCGCATCGTGATCGCCAGCGTCCGGATCGGCGATCATGTTGATCAACCGCTTCACGGGCGACGAGGGGAACACGAAGGGCGGCAACTTCCGCAGCCCGAGCGTCGCCGGATCCTGTAGGACGTACACGCCGCGCCCCGGCAACATGCGCCCGAGGTATTCGCCGCCGGGTCCCGCGAGGAGGTGTGAGATCGCCGCGCCGTCCCAGGCAGGCGGCATCGCCCGGGCCATCCGCCCGAGCCGCGCCAGCTTGCGACCGATTCCGTCGACGTCTATGTCCGGGCGTACAGCGATCAGCGGGGCGTCCATCGTCGGCTCCTTACAGCATGATTACATCGAGGCACAGCGTAACCCGGGCGATGTCGGTAACGCTGTCCACGTTCACGCGCACGCACTCGCCCTTCAACCAAATCGCCTCCCAATCGGTGACGGGCGACAGCTCCGCCTTGATCCCCGCGATGATCTCCGGCGGCTCCGTCCCCACGACGGTGTCCGCAATGGTCGGCGGATAGTTTGCGAAGGTGTCCTTCCAGAGGTCGAGCAGAATGTCGCCCGTCTGATCCGCAAGTAATGACCACGCGAGGATCTCCAAGTTATACGGGACGCGGAAGTCCAGCGCGATCCCCGCTGTGATTTCGTCGCCGCCCATCGGGAACTCGAGCGCGGCGAACGGCGGATTGAGCGTGGGCGGGAACAGGTACGCGGCGACGGTGCCCGGTCCAGGTCCCGCGAAGGCGGTCAACGCCCGGGCGAAGGTGCCCCAATAGTTCGAGAACCCGTTGCCGATCGAAAAGGCACGCCCGAGCGTCGGCGACTGTGCGAGGAAGTCGCCGGAGGCGACGCCGTCCTGTACGAGCAGGGTCGGTTGGTATCCGACGTGACGGATCCGCCCCTCCGCGCCGTCGTCGATGCTGTCCGACTCGACCGCGCCGATAACGGCGAGATGCGCCTCGGTCGCCGTCACGTCGAACAGGCGGTCGCCTGAGGCTATCACTACCGTCCCGGCAGCGCGGGTTGCGCCCGAATCGTTGACCCAGTTGGAAACCGCCCCGTTCTGCGGTGTCTGTGAGGCAGGGATGGGGCCCTGAAGCCGGGCCACGGAAACGATCCCGCGCCCCTGTTGCTTGCGGAGGCGGCGGATCTCGCGATCCTGCTCCGTCTGTTTGCGCGTGATGCGGTCTAGGCTCATTAGAACCTCAGAGCCAACGCGAGCCAGCTGTCATTGTCGGTGACGAGTGACGCGATGTTAGAGCGGATGTCCGTGACAACGGGCGAAGCGTCGAACACGCCGACCACCTTCCAGAGTCCAGGCTCGACGCCATTCGTATTTCGACTGTGACAGTAGGCGGTGTCGGTGTACGGATCATACTCCACCGAGGCGAAGGCGTCCCCGTCGTCGGCGTCGAACTCATGCACGAGCGTCCACGTGTCGCCGTTGTCGTCGCTCTTGTATAGGCCGTGCCAGTCGTTCGGGAGATCGCGCCCGACGTGACAGATTGCCACCCGCCGCTCGCCGTTAATCGTGCGTGTCGGCCCGATGGTCCATCCGTTTCCGCGTGTCGCGGAGCTGAACGGCGATCCATATGACCAGTTGGTAGCGGCGCGGTCGTCCGTGTATTGAATCGCGCCGAGGAACGTATCGGACACCGCGCCCCGGCGCGAGACCAGCACTCTGCCACCCGTCCCGGAGCGATACTCGTTCGAGTTGTTCGCGCCGCCGCTGTTCGGCAACTCGCCGACGGCGGTGCGTCGCACCCACGCGATCTGATCGTTGGAGTAAATCAAGCGCGGGTGTCCGGCGTGTTCCGTGTTCGCGAACGCGAGGACCGCGCCGGTTTCGAGGTCGCAACAGAAGCCGTCGATCCCGGTGCGGACATTGATGAACGCGCCATCCGTCCACCCAAGATCCTCATACGCGAGGTTCCAACTGAACCCGTCGTCGTCGCTGTACCAGATTCGCAACCACTCATCGTCGTTGCTGTCCTGTTCGGTTGCAGCGGAGAGCAGCGAATCGTCGTCGCCATCGCACGCCCACACGCGCCCGTTCAGATCGACATCGACATCGATGACTCCGGCGTTGCGTCCGAACGTGCCCGGATCTCGTGGCGCGATCTTCTGATCCCATTGACTCCCGTCGAGGGACCAATACAGGGAACCGCCGCCGACGGCGTTGCCGCCGTACATCATCAGGAAGCCGCCGGGCAACACGATCAACCGTCGCGCGGAGTTGGCTGGATCCAGTCCGCCGGCGCCGAGCGCGACCCACAGTCCCGCGTCGTCATCCCACCTACAGAGAACGCCTTCACCACCGACGAAATACAGCAGCCCCTGCGGTTGCACGAATCCGGCGGCGGAGATATTGATCATCTTCGAGTTCGCGCCAGCGGGAGCAGCCGGGAACCCGGCGGCAGGGCGATGCTTGCCGATCTGTCCGAACCGATCCCACGTTTTGTAGAGCGTCCCGTCCGCCGCACCTTCCGCCGCGACCATATGGGCGCCGCCGATCCCGCCGATGAACGCGCCGATGGCCAGCCCGTGATTCGCCGTGTCGCCCACGTCGAGCGTCGTCGGCGCGACCGCAACCTGAAGGATCCCCGAGCCTGTCAGGTCGTCCCCGAGGTAGATATCGGCGTCGTTGTATCCGAACTGAAAGGCTCCAGCTCCGGCGGCACCGAGGTTCGGCATAAGCCAGGTGCCACGGGACTTCGCCGGAACCGCGCCCTGCGCCGCTTTCCATGCGGGTGTCGCGTTGAGCGAGTTGAGCGTGTAGTAAACGGCGGCGTTCAGGCTCGCCGAATTGAGGATGACCGCGAGATCGTTCAGCGCGGAGTTTCCAGCGTCGGCGACATACAGCGACGGGTCGGCGGCGGCGTTGCACGCGGCCAACAGCTCGCCATCGATCGGCACTTTGTTCCAGTGATGCGCCCTGTCGAAGTCGTGACAGATCAGCGGTTGCCCGTTGCCTTCGCCTCCGAAGACCCACACGCCGTCGGGCGCGGGTGTCGCGATGCGGTTGGCGATCAGGTTGGGGCGGTTGAAGACGATCCGGAGATCGTCGTGCAACGCCCAATCGACGCCGTCGTTATCGGAGCGGAACACGCGCCCGTCCCGGGTGAGGCCCCAAAAGGTTCCGAGGTGATTGAGATCCGGCCACGTGTGAACCATCGGGGAGCCGACGGGCGCGAGCGTTTGCGTCGGCGGCGTCGCGCAGAAATCATCCGTCCGATAGATCGCGCCCAGCTCCGTCCCGAAGATGCCGATCCCAAAGTCGATCCCGTTCGGCGGCTTCGTGCCCGTGCTGATCACGGAATCGCCGCCCGGGCCGGGTTGATCGTTCCAGGTGATCCCGCCGTCCGGCGACGCGCTGAACCACGCATCGTTCGCGACGAACTCCGCGGGGACGACGACGAAGGTGTCCGCCGGTGTAAGCCCGACCGTAAGAGTCAAGGGCAGCGACACATTCCCGTCGTCGTCTTCAACTTCGAGCGTGATCTGGTAGGGAAGCGTGGCGGCGTCCGGGTCGACCCGGAGGTAGAAGACCGGACTCGTCTGCGTTACGTCGTAACCCTCCGAATCCTCCAGATGGTAGGACACGACTTCCCCGTCGAAGTCATAAGAGCCGGTGCAATCCACCGTGATGATCGCCCACACGCGGTCGCCGATAACCTCGCGGTCGATGGTTCGCTGGAAGAGGGCGAACGGTAGCACGTCGATGGCGGAGCCGGCGTCCGGTCCCCCGATCAATTCGAGCGACGACTCGAACGTGCCCGATTCAACGTCGAGCGTTGTCGTGTAGCCCTCGATAAAGTAGCGAGCATCGATCCGCGAATAGTCCGGGTCCAGGACGCGCACCGTCCGCGCCAATGCCAACTCGGGATCGCCGTTGATATTGAGCGACACATCCTCGAAGAGGCGGTTGTTCGCCAGCACTTCGTTAAACGCGGTCTCCGACGCCTTCGCCAGCGTGTCGATCAATTCGTGCTGGAAGTCCAGCGTGTTGTACGCGGCGGAGCCGTCGAAGTTCTTGATCCATGGCGAGTTCGCCTGCGCCACTCCCGTGATCGGGATCGGGTCCGCGGTTCCGTCGTCGTTTACCTGTTGGATCGTCGCGCCCGACACGATCACCCGGTTCTTAACGTCGCGGATGCGTTGCTGCTTGCCGACATTGCGGATCTGAGGCCTCCCCACGGTGACGCCCGTCGGGTATTCCTCCGCGTCGCCGTTCAGGTGCATCGAGAAGTACGTGCGCCACGGCGACACGGCGGGGATATGGCGGAGCGGCGTGACGATGATCGTTCCCGTCGCGGTCTCCATCCATCGGATTCCGTCCGGCTCGCCGATCTTCATGATCGCTTCGCCCGTGGTCTCGAACTCGAGCGTGACAAACTTATCCTCGACGTCGTCGCTCTGAGGCGCGAGGTCAACCGTCCCCATTTGCCAGGCGGGGATCCCGATCAGGGTGAAGTCAGGGATTCCGGCTCCCTGTAGCAGCGTCGTGATCGCGGAGCTGTTCGAGATGTTCTGGATCGTCAACAGGACATCTCGATAGGGAACATCGAGCCAGAACGCACGCCCGGAACATTCGACGACCGTGTTGTGTTCGTTCGTGTTTACGTGAATGATCCGCCCGGTGAACTGTAGGAGGTTCAACCCGTTGAACCCGAGATAGACCCGGATGTCCTGATTGAACGCGACGGCGCCGGGCGGGAGTTCGTTCAACACAATCGTCGCCGTCGGAACCGTCGCGACGCGGAACGAATACGAGATCGACTTGACCCGGTTCAGCACCGTCCCCGTACCGACGATTACCTGCTGCGTCGCGACCTTGCCGGCTTCAAACTGGAACACGCTCGCGACGGTTCCGCCGCCGCCGCCGATGTTGCTTTCGCTGTTGTTATCTACAACGTGCAGCGCGGTGAAGATGGCGACCATATCGTCGAACCACGGGCCGGTGTCTGCGGAGAAGTCGAAGCCCCAGGTATCCGCGAACTCGAGGTACGCGTCGCCGCCCATCGAGTTCGGCTCGCGTGAGATCGCCATGCCGACGTTCGTTTCGTCGGCGCGGAGATCCACGACGTAGCAGCCATATTGCTGAAGCGTTCGGGCGATGATCTGCGCGGGTTCCGTGTTCAGCGCGTCAACGTCGAACGTCGGCAACAGGTGAAGCAGCGCACCCATCCGGCATGCCGGAACGATCCCCGTATAAAGATCCTCGAATCCGGAATCGGCGTGGGCGGCGGGCCATCTGAAGCCGTCGTGCGTCGAAGATAGCGACCGCCCGTCCAGCAGGATCTTGAGCGCGTGTTCAATGTCCGCGCCGGGCACCAACTCGCCCGGGCGGATGCAACCGCCGAGCGCGGACATTGACGATCCGCCGTGCGACCCGAAGATGCCATCGCCGTCGACGATATCGCCCGTCGAGATGAAGTCGCCCTCGAAACAGGTGACGCGCCCGGCGGCGGTACAGCGGTGCGCCGGCTGAAACTCTTTGACCGTGACGCCGTCCGCTAGGAGGAACGCGGCGGAGTTGTTCAGGACGAAGGGGCACTCGTTCGGGACGACGAAGTCGTCGGGGACAGGGACATCCAGCCCCGTGTACGAAACCTCGTCGCACAGATCGCCGGGCCCCGCGCACCCGAAGACGCCGTTCTCCCAAACTTGCCGGGCGGGTTCAGCCGGAGTAAGCACGATGATGTCGCGCTCGGGATTGATGAACACGGGCGCGGGGATCTGTGCATGAACAGGAGCCGCACCCGTTCCGATGCGCGTGTTCCAGATCGACGTGTCGGCGAACGGTCGGGAGATACTACCGGGCACGGTGCGCTCCTATTGGCTGATCCAGTCCAGGCGAGCGCGGTAGCGCAGGCGAGTCTCCCCGGGAGCGCAGCGGAAGTATTCCTGTTCGATGAACTCTACCCGTTCGAGGTAGGCGGCGCGTTCCTGCGGCACGGGTTGATCCCAATCGGTGAGCGTTGCGATCGTGCCGACGAGCGACTCCATCAGGCTGAAGCGATCCACGTCGTACCACGCCTCCCACGTCCGCACGGCGGAGCGGAGCGCAAGCGTCACAATCGAGTCCTTCGTTGATCCGAGGTTGCCGACGACGTCGCGTGACACGTTGCGCCGCGACCATCTGGTATCGGTTCCGCGGATCGGGATCTCCGACCGCAGCCACTTCACGTTGCCATAGGACGCCCACGGGTACGCCATCTATCCGATCCCTTGACTCAGCGGCGCCCCGGCGCGGTTGCTCCGCGACTCCGCTCCGATCAACCACTCGTCCACCCACTGTTTGAATTGCCGCCGCGCCGACTGGCGGTCGAATCCCATCTGTTGAAGCGTCGGCGCGAACACCGACCCGCCAGCGGCGGAACCCGCAAACTGAGGCAAGGATACGAAGCCCCGGTCTAGGGGCACAACCGCTTCCACTCCGTGCAACATAACCGGGGTTCCCGAGCCGAAGTCGCCAACGAGTCCGTGCTGCGCTTGCGCCATCCCTCCGGCTTGCGCCGCCCGGATCGCCATCCCGCCGATAGCGTCGGCGGCAATCAGGACGCGGTCGGTCAACAGGATCATCGCGAGGGTTTCGTTGAAGACAACGCCGCCCATTTTTTGAACCTCGCGTGAGGTCGTGCCAATGGCGATCCCGAGCAGCCGCGCCTGATCGAGTTGCTCGCGGTCGGACAACACCGTCGCGTCGCCCAATTCGATCTTCGTGCGCTCGATGTCCAATTCGATCCGGCGCAGCTCCAGCAGGTTCTGAAGCTGTTCGATCTCTTCGTCGATGCCCTCAAGTTCCTCATCGGAGGCACCGCCGGCGCGACGTTGCGCCCGCCGCCGCTGGAGTTCGAGGAGCCGAAGCTGAAGCAGTAGCGTTTCCTTCGTCGGGCGGTTCAGCACGCGATCCAGTTCCGACCGGAAGTTTTCCAAGGCGTCGGTTAGCGAGTCGAGCGTGAATTGAGCCGCTGTCCGGTTGGTCTCCCGGAGGTTGTCGGCGATGGCCTTCAGCGCGAGCCGGAACTTTACCTGCTCCGGCGTGAGGCCTCGGAACGCCTCCGCCGTTTTGATCAATTCGACGCGCTCGCGGAAGGCGGAGTCCATCGCCCGTTGCCGGGTGATCTCCAGCTCCAACAGTGCCGCCGACTGTTCGTCGATGCCGAGCGCGACGGCTTCGGACAGGGAGATGATCCCGTCGCCAATCGCTTCCATGACCAGCGTGAGCCGATCCTTCACAACGTCTAGGGCGGACGCGGCGCCGTCGGCGGTGCTTGTGAAGTTGCCGAACGTGTCCTCCGCCTTCGCGACTTCGGTGTTCATCGCCTTCGCGCCTTGGGCGAGGTCGAACAACTCATCGCCGCCGAGTCCGATAAAGTCCAACTCGTTTTGCACCTGTACGTTCCGGAGCAACGGCGGAATGTTGACCTTGCTCTGAAACTGTCCAGCGATGGCGAACGCGACCGGGACTTCGACGCCCTGTCGCAGCAACGTCAACACGGAGAACACCTGATCCAGCGAACCCTGATCGATCAGGGCGCGGATCTGTACCTGTTGTTCGTCGGGGAGCGCATCGAGCGACGCCGCGAAATCCTGAAGGATAAGCTGCGAACGTCCCGCGCTTACGCCTGCGTCCTGTAGCGCGGCGGCGGCAAGGCGGATCACCTGTTGGTTCTGTGTGAGAACGGCGGTCGATTGCTCGATCCGGTTGTTCAGCGATTCGATACGCGCATCGAGAACCGCCGTATCGCCACCCGCCGCCTGCACCACCCGCCGCTGTTGTTCGAGTGCCGCCTTCTGAAGTTTCAACCCCTCCGTTACGGGGTCCAGGTTGTCCTCGATCCCCGCAAGCGCGGCGTCGATGGCATCGGCGAAGGTCTGCGCCAACTCCGTGTCGTCCGCCAGCACGTCGCCCAATTCCTTGCCGGAGACCGCCGCCTCTTCGTTCGCCGAGCCAAACTCGAACATATCCTTCGAGAGGTCGGCGAACGCCGGCTGTGCAAGCGTCGCCGCCAATTCCTGTTCGCGGATGATCTTCGCGATGTCGTCGTCCAGCTCGCCAGCTCCGGAGACGCGGAGTTGGATCGCCAACTCGCGCCGCTCCGCCGGCCCCAATTCCTCGAACAACTTCTCGAGTTCCTTGCGGACGGCTTCGACGTCGCGCTTCGCGTCGACGATGGCTTTGAAGCCGCCCTCCCGCTGAAGCGGTCCCGCCTTCAATCCTTCGAGGCGATTCAGGCGGTTGACCGCCTCTTCCAGTTTCGCGACCTGAACGGACACGACGGTCGCGATTCCCTGATTCGGATCGTCGGAGGCGGTGATGATCTCGCGGAGCCGCCCGAGTTCCGCTGCCAGCTCCGCCGCTCGCCGCTTCGCTCGCTCCGCCCCGGTAAAGAAGCCGACGAGTCCCTCCCCCGTGAACGCACGCATCGCTAGGTCCGCGGCGGTGATCGCGACGGTGATCGCGAGGAGCGGCCCGGCGACGCTTCCTCCCGCCGCTTGCAGTAGGGTGAAGGCTTGCGAGGTCGTGCGGACTTGCACCGCCAACTGTGCGAACGCCGCCGTCGTCGCGATGATGGACGCCGCCGCCCGGAGCGCGAGGAAGGCACCGAAGGCGACCGCCGCCGCGCCGATGGCGGTCGCGATGGACGGCAGGATGCCTTCCAACGGGCGGAGCGCGTTCAGGAGCGACACGCTCGCGTTGCTCGCATCGACCAGGGCGGGGAGAAGTTTGTTGCCAACGTCGATCGCGACGTCGTTGAAGTTGTTCCGCAGCACTCCGAGCCGCGCCGCCGTCGTCGCGTATCGCTTCTCCGCCTCAATCGTGAGCGCGGTGTTCTCAGCGAACGCCCGGGTGCTTTGGTCGATGGACGAGCGGAGTTCGTCGCCAGCTTGAGCGACGCCGAGCGCGGAGCGAATGACACGGGCGTCGGCGAGACCGAGTTCGTCCAGAATGAGGATCGCTTCGGTCCCGGACTCGCCGAGTCCCTCAAAGAACCGGATGAAGGCTTCGGCGGGATCATTCTTTGCCAGCTCCCGGAACGCATCGATGGACAGCCCGGCGGTCTCCGCGAAGGTCTCGAGTTCCTCCCCGCCCTGCGCGACTGCCTGAATCATCGAGATCAGGATCCGCTGGATCGCCGTGCCTCCGGCTTCCGCCTGTACGCCGACGTTCGCGAACGCCGCACCGACTCCGGTGATCTCATCGGCGGTGAGTCCGGCGAGCTTCCCCGCGCCGGCGATCCGCAGGGCAAAGTTGGTGATCTCGGTCTCTGTCGATTCGCCCTTGTTTCCCAGTTCGACAACCGACGACGCCAGGCGGTCGACGTTGTCGATTGGCAACTCTAGGATGTTCGCGATCTGCGCGAACGCCGTCGCGCCTTCCTCCGCACTCAGGTTGGTCGTGTTCGTGAGGTCCGCGATTGTGCGTTCAAACTTCAGGATGTTCGCGGAGCCGGTGACGCCGAGTTGCCCCGCCAACTCGCCGATCCGATTCAGCTCGTTAACCGAGGTCGGGATGTCCTTTGCGAGATCGCGGTTCGCTTGAGCGAGCGCGTCGAACTCCTGCTCCGTCGCGTCGACCGTTTTGCGGATCCCGGCGAACGAACTCTCGAAGTCGATGGCGGCGCGACCGCTGGCGGTGAGTCCGCCGGCGACGCCGAACAGGGCGAGCGTAAGCCCACCCATCCCGAGGGCGAGCGCGGCGTTCGTGCCGGCAATCTGGCGGAGACCGGAAGAGAAGCCGGAGGTTTGCGTCTGTGCGCGGCGCACGGTTCCGACCATGCTGTTGGTCGCGGCGTTGACCCGGTTGGCGGAGGCGACGTATTGAGTATGTCCCTCCAGCACAACACGGGCGCCGAGCGTCTCAAACATCGCTGCTCTTCTCCATCGCCGCGTCCCGCATGTGCGCTTCCATCAGATGATGCAGGCGGAAGTGCGCGATACCGTTAGTCCGATACTGGCGATCCTTCTCCGTCCACTCCGCCCACGTGTGATGGAGGAATTGCGCCGCTTCCCGCTCCTCGATCTCCGGTATCAGTCCCGGGATCATCGACTGATACGCGATCCCCGTCTCCGTGTCCCCCCGCCGTGTCAGCGGGTACTCCAAGATCGGTGTGTCGTGTCTCAAGACGCCGAAACGAGGCGATCGATTTCGCCACGTCCTCCTCACTCACGCCGGCGAGCATCATCGGCCCGGAGTTCACGATCGCGATGTCGCTGTTCGACCGCGCCGCGTGATAGCGGAGCCAATGGATACGCCTCGACCGCTCGTTGTCCCGGTCGACCTTGATCTCCGGCATGAGGTATTCGAGATCGTCAATCCACTCGTCGTCGCCGCCATCGTGCCTCGCGAATCCCTCGGGGACTTCGAGAATCTTCACCCCGAGCAGCACGGCGATCTGTGCGGCCGCAATCGCCTGATCGTATTCCCATTGCTCGAGGGCCAGTTTGTGCGACGGGTGATCCGCGTTGGGTTCCTCGCGCTGTTTCGCCTCGTTCATAATCATCGGCGGGTCGGGCTTGGGGATCCGCCGCGCCGCTTCCTGTAAGGCGTTGGCGGGAGCCGCCGTGATCGCGACCTTCACGCCCGTCGAGAGCGTCCATTCGAGTGCCTCGCGTGCGCCTCCGCGTTCGACAACTTCGGCGGCTGCTACTGCAGCCGCCGTCGTAGTGTTGCCTTTTCGCTGCCGTGCGCCCGGCGGCGCCTTCCCATTTTGTCGTGCCATGACGTTATACCCAGGCTTTCTACTTTCGCCACGGTCCCGCGACCGTTTACGCGCCAGAGATGCGGAGGAAGATCCCGTCGACGGCGTCGCCAGCAAGCCCACCAGTGATGCCGAAGTTCACGTTGTCAACGCACGCGGCGATGTCGTTGAGCGTGTCGTTGTCGGGAATCGACCCGGTCCCCTCCGGGATCACGTACCAGGAGAAGCCGCCGTTTAGCGTGCGGAAGATCCGCGCCGCGCCGACCGACGGTTGGTGGATCATGTAGCCGATGTTCCGCGAGCCGAACGAGATCTTCTTGACCGATCCGTCGGCGTCGCCGGCGAATCGCTTTTGTGTCCACGTGCGCCCGGCGTTCCGGGTGTACCACAACTCGCCGGCGTCGGTGCCCACGAGCCATTCCTGTTCGGAGCGCATCCAGCACGTAAGCAGGTCGTCGCCCGGGGACGGGCCAACGAACGCCGCCCAGTTCTCGCCGTCCTGCGTGACGGCGCCGGAGTTGTTCTCAGCGACCGCGATCAGGTTCAACTCGTCGACGCCGTGTACGTCGCGGTAATGCTCCGCCGTGACGTTCCCCGCGTCCTGCACCTGAACGGCGGAGGTCGGGTCTTCCGTGAAGTAGATGTACCCGAGGTTGCCGACGATCCAGTTGAACGTCCGCCCGAGGCTGAAGCCGGCGCGGGGTCCGTGCGTCGCGACGTATCCGCCGTCGACTTCGCCCCACGCCTCGGTGCCTTCGAGGGTGTCGGCGATCAATGCGTAGTGGTGCGAGAGCGACTCGGCGGACAGCACGACGACGAATTGGCCGGAGCCGAACAGGTCGGTCGGATCTTGGTTCGCGGCGAGCGTGGTGATCGGCGTGTCCTGCACAGTGCCGCCGCCGTCTTCGCTGAAGATAAGCTCGGCGGGAAGTCCAGGCGACGCGCCGTGCGACTTCGTCACGGCGAACAGTTTGTCGCAGCCGTTCGAGGCGATGCCGCACACACCGCAGGTCTTCCGGTCGATGATGGCGACCGCGACGATCTCCTGAACGATGGGACCTTCGCCGATCTCGCCGACGGCGACGGGGACGAATTGATACCAGCGGTCGCCGACGAGCGGCAGGGTTTCGTTGACGGGCGCGTCGGCGGACGAATCGAGCGCGCCGAGTTCGCCGGTGCTGTAGCTCTGAACGTCCGCGTTTTCGAGAATCCACCCGGTCTCCCACCCGAGGTCGAAGTCCTGCGGATCCTGACAGAGTCCGGCGTGAACGTGGAGGTCGATGGCGCAGCCCTTTTCAAAGGCTCGGCGGAGCGTCGAAAGCTCCCGCGTCATCCGCGCTTCGATGCTGATCTGCGGCAAGCCGCGCTGCCCTCGCGATTTGTCGACCGTGATGAACTCGCCGTAGTTGGCGGGATCCGGCGCTTCGATGCGGGTGATCGTTCCCGCTTCCTCCGACAACCCGAGCGCACGACCGAGCGTCTGATAGATGGGCGCGTTGCCGGGTCCGGCTCCATCTTCGATCAGGAAGAGCCGGCTGAACGGCGTTCGGAGGATCTTACGGGTGCTGGCCATGACATCTCCCCTTCCGAGACCGGAACACGCGAAAAGGGGCGGCGATCAGATGGATCGCCGCCCCTGCATCTCCGGCGTGCTAGAGCCTATTCGGTTCGGGTCAGGTTACGCTGAATCAGGTTCCGGCGTCAACGTACACGGCGTGGATCTTCGCCGCGCCCGTAGCTAGGACGGCTTGCCAGGCACCGACGATTTCCCGGAACCGGGCACGGGCGTCCGCCTCCGTAATGATGCCCCGGTTGAACAATTCGTTGTTGAGGGCGACTTCGAGGCTCAGGGGAAGCCCGAGCGACACGAGGGGCGGCGGTCCCAACAAAGCTCCGCGTTCGATGGCGGCGGGTGTATCAGGTTCAGAAGCGGGGAGCAGGACGTATTGCTTCCGCCCGTGCCCGTCCGTCCGCTCCGCCTTCCGCATCCCGGCGGCGCGGATGTCCCTGTCCCGAAGCCCGGTCGGGCGCCGCTGGCGGCGGTCGGGTTGCGCCTGTCGGACGGGGACGGAGGCACGCTCGATTGCGGGAGTTGGCTCCTCCGGTCGCCCGGGTCGCCTCCGGTTCGTCCGGGGCGCGGCGGCGCCGCGTCGCGCACTAGGCATGCATCGCCGCTTTCACGATTGGCGGAGCGACCGTCCGCCCGTTGGCCCATCGCCATGCGTAGATCGCCCCGGCGGTCGTGCCGAACGGGTTCTCTAGATCGCGGGGCGCGATCTGAAACTTCGAGAGTTCCTCTGCTCCGTTGTCGAAAGCGAAGTCGCGCCGCCAGCGATTGATCCGCTCTTCCAGGGCGGCGCACCCGCACGGCGGTCGGTCCAGGAGACCCGCCGCGAGGTTGGCAACAGCTCGCGCCATGAGGTTGTCCATTTGATCGGGACACGCGGCGCGGCGGTCGCGCCAGCCGGCGAGATAGTTCAGGCGGATCACGTCGGGTTGCCGTCCGATATCCATCCCGGACGAGCGGAACGCGAGATCGTCCTCGTTCCATTCCGCGGGATTCCAGACGACGAACGAGTTGCGCGGCTCGTCGCGTGAGAACAGACACGCGGTCTGCACGGAGAAGTTGCACGCCGAACACGTACCGGACAGGCACCCGCACACGCCGCCCTCCCACATGAGGATCCCCTGCGTGCGCGGATCGTTGAAGTGACGATACACGTCGACGGCTTCGAGGAAGTTGTCGTCGTCGGTTCCTTCAACGTCGCCCGGGTGTATCGCTTCTAGCAATTCCTCTTCGACCGCCATGTAGCGCGGGAAGGTGATCGTCGCGGCGGTTCCGACGATCTCGACGGACACGGGGCGGATCTCCCACGCGTCGTCGCCGTCGTGTCCCGGGTAGTAGACCGCCAGCTCGCACGGCGGCGTGCCCTCGGCGACGGTGACGCCGACGGTCGCGGTCTCGCTGTATCCGGTGTCCTCGAACTCGAGGGTGTCATTGTCGTAAGTGATCGGCGCGGTCGCTTCGATCAGGTCCTTCGCTTCAACGCCGGGCATGATGAAATAGCCGCGCTCCGCCTGTACCGCCGTCCGCTGTCCGCGGACGTTCGTGCCCGAGAGGTTGAACCATTCAGGGCGCCGCGCTCGCGGCATCTTTTGCCACTCGTCGATCTCCCACGTCGGGATCAGTGAGTACCCGAGATAGTCCTCAAGCATCGCCTCGGCGTTCTGGATCGAGTAAGCAACCGCCTCGCGTCCGGTGCGGTCGATTCCTTGCCACTCGTGTTGAAGCCACGCCTTGTCGCACATCGGCGAGTCGGTGACGCCGGCGAGCGTGATCTGATTGAAGTGCAACGGGTGAACGCCCATGAGTTTCGCCCACGTGTCGAGCGGGAGTTTCGTGCGGATGCCGGCGCGAGCCATCGCGGATCCCTCCTAGTGTCGGCCACGTCCGGTGATGAAGGTCTCACACGCGACGGCGATCGCCATCGCTGCGAACACTCCGGGGATCCAGGGATGCCACTCCCACGCGATCCAGAACAACGGAGCGAACCAAACGGTCGAACACCAGAGGCATGTTATCAGCAGCGCACGGACGCCCGTAATTTCGCCCGAGTCCGGGAACCCGAACATATAGCGGCGGACGTATTCCAGTAGGTTCCACGGGCCATTCTCGAAGGCGAGCAACGAGCCGAGCCGCCAGGCGGCAAGGCCGCACACGAGGGCGCGGAAGGCTTCGTCCATCGCTAATGGCTCCGCTTCGCGGTCTTCCGCGCCGACGGAGCCTTCCCGGGTCGCTCGACAACCTCGTCCTGCAGCTCGCCCTCCACCGCCTGTTCGATGGCACCCGCTCCCGCGCTCCCGAGTTGGTCGAACGCGGCGGCGTCGCCGCCCTGCGGTTCCTCGGTCTTCGCGGCATCGAATCCGGCGAAGCCCGGCGGAGGCCCGCTGTTCGGGTTCGGTGTCGCGGTGTTCGGCGGCATCATCGCTGGCGGATCCGCCGCTGTCGTTTCCGCTGGCGGGAGATCCGGCGGCGGCATTGGCGGCGGCATGGTCGACGGCGGCGGCTCATAGCGCAACGCCGGATCGTTCGTGTCCAGCATCGGCAACTCGCGCTCGAAGACCCGCGACGCGGCGGAGGGCATCGCGGCGACCGCCGCCGCTTGCGGTTGCGGTGTCGAGATCGTCGGCGCGTTCGTGTCTACGTTCGGCATCCCGCCAGCCTGCACACGCACGAAGTTCGGCGTCTGAAACGCCGGCGTCGCTTCGAGATCCGCGTTGGCGACGTACTTCTCCTCGCCCGATCCGAAAAAGTAGATCGCGCCCGTCGCCTTCCCTTTCCAGGGCACGGAGCCAGAGCGCGATCCGACGAAGCGCAACAGCGTCATACCCTCCGCGATCTGTTGCGCCTGTTGCGGCGGCGATTGCGCCGCCCTCTTCTGACAACCCGCGCAGCCTCCCATGATCTTTCCTCCTGTCCAGTATTGGCCGAACTTGGCCCGGATATCCGCCGCCGACTGATCGAAGTTGGCGGTGTTCTCTTCCCGCCGGGATCCCGTGTGCTTGCGATACAGGAACAGCGGGAGCGCGAGCCGCTGCGAGCAGATGCACTCAGCGGCGCAGGCGATCTGAAACGCCCAATCCTCCCAACCTGAAAGCGTCTCGTCGTACCCGCCGAGCCGCTGCCAGACGGACACGGGCGTGAGCGCGGTGACGGAATGGATCGAGCCGTTGCCGATCAGGTCGGGCGGGTGCCATTCCTTCGTTTCCCATATCTGATATTCCCCGGGCGCGTGCGGGTCTTCCCACCAGTCGCAATAGATGATCGCGCCGTCGCTTTCGACGTGCGCGGCATACAGCGCGGCGAGCGCGTCCGACTGAAGCATATCGTCCGCGTCGAGCGGTAGGTACAACCGCGCCCGGGCGTGCGCGATCCCGAGGTTCCGGGCGTGCGCCGGGCCGGAGCCGCGCTTCTCCGTCCGGTACAGGCGAACCCATGAAGGGAGCGGCGGCAACCATTCCTCCTCCGCAAGATCGGCGACGACGATCACCTCGAACTGGCGGAGCGTTTGCGCTTCGACGGAGTCGATCGCGTCCATCAGGTATCGAGCGTGGCCCGGGCCGACGGGGATCACGACGGCGATCAGCGGCGGGTCCAGGGAAAGCACCGGAAGCTGCTGCTCGGTGTCGGCTCCCGCCGGCGCGAGGGCGGGGTTCCGCGCCCACGGATACCAGAGCGACCAATCGACGGGCGGCGTTGTCCGGGACAGGCTGCCCTCGCGGTTGCGGTAGATCAGGCAGTCGGCGTTCGTGACGCGCCGGAGCCGGAAGCCGTAGGACGCGAGCCTGCACCAGAGATCCGGATCCTCCGCCGTCTGGAGCCGCGTGCGGTACATGCCGACGGCTTCGAGTGCCTCGCGGCGCACCATGCAGGCGTAGGGCACGAGGTTGGGCGGACGGTCGCCCGTTTCGTCGCTCGGCGGTCGGAGTTGCCAATCAAAGCGAAACTCCGGAGGCCATCCCGAGTGTCCTGGCGTCTCGCCCTGTACCCGGTATTCCGTCGGCGTGCGCCCGTCCTCGTTGACGAACAGCACATTGCCATACGCCCCGTGGATCGTTCGGTTCGCGTCCAGCTCGCTCGACAACGCCTGAAGCGCACCGGGCGGAAGTTGATCGTCGGCGTCCAGTTGGATCACGTATCGACCCATCGACGCTTCGATCCCGAAGTTGCGAGCGAGCGAGACGCCGCCGTTCTCTTTCGCCATGATCCGAACCCGAGGGTCGCCGTCCGCGATTTGCACGGCGACGCCTCGAGTTCCATCCGTGCTTCCATCGTCGACGATCACCAGCTCCCAATCGGTGAGCGTCTGCGCGAACACCGAACGGATTGCGTCGCCGATGTAATCCTTCATGTTGAAGGCCGGCATGACGAGCGACACCTTCGGGCGATCCGCGTGGCGCATCGCGAAGGCTTCCTCGTAGATCGCGGCGTACATCGACGCAGCGCGGCTCCACGGGTACTGTTCCGCCTTCGCCCGGCACGCTGGCGCGAGCTGTTCGCGGTTCGCGATGGCCCATCGGATTCCTTCCGCAAGTCCCTCGTAATCGCCGGGCGCACACAACCAACCGTCGACGCCGTGATCGATCAGATCGGCATTGGTTCCCCACCACCATCCCACGACGGGGACGCCGGCGGCGAAGGCTTCGAGGGTTCCGACGCCGAAGGTCTCCCTAGTTGTCGCGAGGTACACGGCGGCGCGTTCGACGGACTCACGCGCCTCGGTGAATGGTTGCTTCCCGGTGACCAGCACGTTCGCCGCGCCCTGCCCGAACGTCGAGCGGAAGTAGACGTCCGGAAGCAACGCGGCGACTTCGGCGACGGGCGCCGGGTCGCACACGGGATCGGCGCGGTTCTTGTTCCACAGCACGTAGCCGCCGTGGTCCGTGCGGTGTGTCCATTCGTGCGCGTTGACGCCGTGCGGGACGACGCGCACGTCGCGAGCGGTCGCCCGTCGGATGGACTGCGCGACCCATTCGCTCGGTGCCGTGACGATATCGGCGATCCGGATCGCCTCCATGACGTCCTCGTTCGCCTTCAACGCCCACGCGGGCCACATGCTCCCCTGCTCGGTCGAATACTCGTGCCAGTACAGCCCATGACAGTGGGCGACCATCGGCGCGTCGGGGAAGCGGCGGACGTAAGGCTCGGGGATCACGATATGCGACGCGATCACGTCGGCGTCGTCGGGCATCGCGACGAACTCGTACCCGAGCGCGAGCAGGGATTCCTGTTGCCCTTCGACAACCCGGCGCACCCCTCCGTCGCCGTCGTCCGGGTCGCCAAACTTCGGGAACATATGAATTTTCACGCGCTCGCCTTTCTCGACCGTAGCAGCCGTCCGCCGTAGAGTACTTGCAGTTTGATCAGGGGCGACGGATCGACCTGAGCCACCGATACTTCCGCCATATGGACGACGTTGCCGTATCCTCGCGTTTTGGCGCGGCGGCGAGAGATTCTCACGCAGCCTTCGCCGTCGATGAATCCCGCTGCCCATGCTCGCTCCGTGGCCTTCATCGCTGATCCTTCCGAGCTTGCACAGTGCCAATGTGTGAAAACAGAGATCCCGCGCCCGGCTTCGCGGGTATCAGGTCGAGCGGCCATACGACGCCGCGTCGCGCTTCTTTGCGGTGCGCCACTTCCCATTCGGTCGCGCCCGGGTTCAGTTCGAGGGGCCACAGCCCAACCTTCCGTTCCCAGGTGCGCGTTTCCAGGCGCGGGTGTCCGCTGAACACGTGCGGATCAGGCGACTCGGGATCGAGGAGCAGATACGTCTGATCGGCGGCGTGGATCGTGTCGCCGTGGAACCCGGCGGTGAAGCCGAGATAGCCGAGCCGGATGCAATCGATCCGCTCGTCCTGAAGCGCACCGATCAGGGGCGCGGTATCGAGTCCGCGGCTCAATTCCCAATCATCCTCTAGCGGCAGGATGTATTCCGCGTGTTCGTGCGCGACGCCCGTCGCATTGTTGAAGTTGCGCCCGTAGCCTTCGCCGTGCGAGTTGCTCAGGTGAACCTTCGCCAGTTTGTCGCGATACTGATCCGACACGTCGAGCAACCGCTGAAGGTGCGCCGGCGGGGATCCATCGTCGGCGATCACCAGATGGAGATCGCCGTCGTGCTTGAGATTCGCGAGAACATGATCGAGAGTCCGCACCGCGTATAGGGTGCGCTCGGGGATCCCTCCCCACGTCAACAGCATGATCGCCAGCGGTTCCAGGCTATCCTCCGCGTCCAGATTCTAACACGACTAAGCGACAAGCAGCCGAAACTGTGCGAGCGTCCCGTCCCATACGCGCCACGGCTTCGCGCCGGGGAGTTGGGGGATCATATGCGCCCGGCTCGCCGGGACGAGTCGGTGTGTGAGTTTGCGGAGGTTGCAATCGACGCAGGATGCCGTGAGGAAATCCGGAGCGCGGTCGTGGTTCAGTCGGTGATAGCGGCGGAGCGCACCCGGTACCAGGTGATCGATCACCTTCGCCGGTTTGTTCAGACAGTATTGGCACGTCCATTGGTCCCGCTCGAACACTTCCTCGCGCACCAGGCGCGGAATCGTCATCGGGTGATCTCGTGACGGTACTGCGTCACTCCCGCCGCGCCGTTCGTTGCGCGGTACGCCTTGTTCTGGATCTCGTGTTGATCGCACACGTGCGCGAGACAGTAACCACGGGCGCAGGTCCCGCAGAATCGTTCGCGCTGTTCGTCGCACCAGATGATCGAGCAGCCCTTGTTCGTGCGCCGCTCGCGGGTTCCCTCCGCATCCCGGCGGCGAGCGACGGTCTCGAGGGCCCGCTTCCGGGAGGTCGTGCCGCCGTGCGCCGCGAACGCGACCGTAATCCCTGCGGCGTGTAGACGGCGGTCGTCCGTACAGATCCGGCACTCGGCGCACGTGACGCCCCGCGTCTGTTGCGGACAGGGCAGGGTCTTGTGTCCGTCCATGAGCTGTACGCGGTCGGTTCCGTGGGCGTCGACAACGATGGCGGTCGCGTACCCGAGTGCCTCCGCCTCGCGGACTTCCTCCGGCGTCTCACAACTCGCCAGTACCGACACGTCGCCCCATGCGACGCGGGGAACCGTGCGCCACGAGTGTGTGTATGTCCAAACGCGGCGACCGCCCCGGCGCATGTACGCCTCCGACGCGGTCGCGAGCTGAACCGTCCCCCATTCCGTCGTGCTGTCCCCTACAACGTGCAGCCGAAGGTCCAGGTCGCCCCGCAGCCCGTCGATGGCTCTTGCCTCGATCCGGGCCAGTTGCCCCGCCGTAGTACCCTCCGGCGTCGCAGCGTTGAGGCGTTTCGTCGCTACCAGGGCGACGGGTCCGTTCTCCGCATAGCATCCGCCGCCGTTCAGGAAGGGACAGGACGAGGGGCACGATGTTTGCGACACATAGGTCGCCGCGACCGGGCCGAGTTTTTCGCTCTCGGATTCGCGCACGGCGTAGACCATCTTCTCAGAGTATCCGCGCTTCATCGTCGCTCCGGGACGAGATGTCCGAGGGGAACCGTATCGGATTCGTCGGGCGTCCAGGCTTGCGGGAGCGCGAGGATCACCTTCGGGGACATTGGGTGCGCGTGGCATATGTTCGCGTTGTAAATCTCGTCCACGTCGAGCGCGGATACGTTCTCAGGAAAGCCGCCGTAGTAGTCAAAAAACCGCATGTGGTACAGGGCGGGGCGTTGCGCCCAATAGAATCCGACGCGCTCGAACTCAACCGCCCAACCTGTTCGGAAGTTCAGGATGCGACCGCCGCGCAGGTGCGGATGCGGGAAAAAGCGCACGCAGCCGACGGTGCTGTTTTCGATCAGCACGTCCGCCCAGGGCGTGAGGTCGAAGGGCGCATCGATCCGCCAGTCGTCGACGGCGTACAGCATGAGCGAGCCGGACGCCTTGCACGTTGCGATGCCGGAGTTCAGCGACGAGCCGACGCCGGCGCGAAGGTGCGTCGATCCCGAGCATCGCCATTCGCGCCAGTAGCCAGGCGGATCGCTTTCGAGACCGCGACGGAAGAGCAGCGACATATCCTCGGGCGAATCATCGTCGCAAATCTCGATCTTGATCTCGCCCTCGTACCGGAGATGCTCGCGCCAACTCGCCAACGTGCGGAGCGCGGTCGCGATCCGTGCCTCCGCTCCGTCCGGGAAATAGGTCGTGACCACGATAGTGATCGGCGGTCGCTCGTTGTTCATCGCGCCTCCGTCTGCGTGTCGCCTTGCAACCGACCGCCCGGCGGCGCCACGTCGAGCAGGTACGTGTGCCCGAGCAACCGGGTGATCGCGCCACGCGCTCCAACGAGGCGTCGCACGTCGCGCCGGATTTGTTCCTCCGCATAGTCCCCCGTCTCGAACACGGTCAGGATGATCTTCAGCACGGGGCGCGGTTCGCGTTTGTTCATCGTCGCTTCGGCGTCCATCCCCACCAGCCGAGGCCCTCGACGCCGCCCGTCACGAGCCGCCCGAGAGCGACCGCTTCATCGATCGCGGTGCCGACGCCGGGATACGCGTCGATGCCCTGCGCTACCGCCGCCGCCGCGTCGTAATCATGCGCCCACACGTGCCCGTGCGAGCGGAGCGCCGGGAGCCACGTGTCCAGCTCGCGCCGGGTTGCCTCGAGTTCGTGCGAGGAATCGATCAGCAGCGCGTCCGGCGTACCCGACTTGATATCGGCCATCGGATCGGCGATGGCGACGACGTCGCACGAATCGGCGATCACGCCGCGCCAGCACGTGTCCGGGCGCATGATGAAGCGTTGATCGGCGGCGTTGCTCAAAAGTTCCGCCGTCGAATGGATCGCCTCTTCGCTGATATCGACGGACACGATCATGAGGTCGGGGCGCACGCAGAGGATCGCGAGTGCGCTCGTCCCGGAACCCGCGCCCAACTCCAACACAACGCCGCGCCCGGGGAGCCGGAGCGCGAGGCGTTGCAGGCAATCGACATCCTCGCGGGTCAACAGGCGGCGCGAGTCCGCAAGGTCGTGCGCTGGACAACTCATAGGGGCGGTCGCTCGCTAGGCGGAGGCGTCCCGACGCCGGAGCCGTAGGAGTCGTCGACGTGATGAAGCACCTTCGCACCGCCGGGCGGCGCGGACTCGTACCAGCGAGCGCGATGCAGCGAGGCGTGTCCGCTTTCGATCTGATCGGCGACCGCTCCGAGCGCGTCCTGATATCCCTGCTCCATATTGTCCGGGCGACCCATCGACTTCTGGAAGCGCACCCGGTAGCGCAACTGCACATAGGCGACGATCCGCTCCCGCTCTTCGACTCGCCCTAGCTGCCATCCGATGATGTACCCGAACAGGGCGGCGATTCCGACCGCTCCTATCAACCCGAGGATCGCGCCAACGATGATCATTGCTTCGCCTCGAACAATTTCAACAGATGTCGCGCACGCTTCATGCTCGCGTCCGAATTGGCGAACGCCTCCCGCGCCGCGATGCGAGGGTTGTCGCTGAAGACCGTTCCGGGATCGCTCAAAGCGGCGACGCCGCGGATATCCCAACGCAGCGCGTCTATCGCTTCGATCAACGCCTCCGCCATCTTCACGTTCATACCACCCTCCCCCACTTCGGCGCGGTCCAGGTCTCGGTGAGTATGTCCCGGGTTTCGAGGATGATCCCCTGCCATCGCTCGCGCCCCGCCGTGTCGGTGCCCTCGTGTACCCGGTACACGTACAGCGGCGACGGCGATTGGACGCGGACGAGCGAGTCCGGATCGTTGACCATCATCGCGGAGATCAGAGCGGCGTCCGGCGCACCCGACCCGGACTCCGGAGCGAACCCGCCGGACTTTCGCCAGAAGCCCTTCGTAACCATCGCCGCGTTGCACGGGACGGACTGATCCGGGCGTCCGTCGCTGTAGCGCAGATCGACGTAGTAGTAGGCGTCGGCACCGCGCATCGCGTGAAACTCCTCCTCGCACATTGCCAGGCATTGAGGTTCGAGCGTGTCGTCGCTCCCGAGCATGAACACACAATCGCCGAAGGCGAGGCCCACGCCGGCGTTAAAGGCCGCGCCGACGCCCAACCGCCACGGCGACCGCCAGATCCGGGCGAAGGTTCGCCACCACGTTCCGGCGGATTCCTCGTCCCTGTCGGCGGCGACGCGCTCAAGGTGCGTGACGCACAACGATCCCGAGTGCCCCATGAAGGCGGGTCCTTCCGTGCAGCGGTCGCCGTCGATCCGGAGCGGCTTGAGGTCGGTCATTCCGAGGCCCGCCATATCGTCGATCAGCAGAACCTCGTCCGCCTGTCGCGTCTGTGCGGCGACGCTCGCGAGGCACTCGGGCAACCATTGCTTGTTCGCCGGGAACGGACCGACGGGGATCGCGACGGTGATCTTCATTCGTGCATCCTTCCATCCTTCGGACGCTCCGGCTCGACGCGCTCCGGCGCGGTCGTCGAGCGGAGCGCGTCGAGCCTCGCGTGTTCGTCGTTGATCATTTCCTCCGTTGCCACGATGCACCCGCGCACGTCGCAATCCTCGCGCCACTGGTGGATATGGAAGATATCGCCCTCGACGCCCACCAGCATCATGCGCGGCCGGGCCGCGTGTTGGTTCGCGATGGACGGCGGCGAAGTGCGCTCTTCCTCGAACACTTCAGGCAGGACGCCGGGCGGTCGACCGAGCGCGTAGGTCGTGCGCCGCGCCATCGTCGGTTGCCCGTCCGGTCGCGTCCGGTCGGTTGTCGTGACGCCGACGTTCAACAGCTTCCAGCCGGCGGCGAGCAGTTTGTTCGCTCGCTTCGCTCCCGCCTCCGCCACTTCGATCACGTCGATGGCGTTCGGATCCGGAGCGGAGCGCAACTCGGCGAAGTCGGCGATGATTCCGACATCCTTCGGAAGCGTCGGCAGCACCTTCGCGTGCCACTCGTTGAACGTGTCCCGCATATAGGTGATCGGATCATGTTGCTCGGCCAGGTCGCGAGCTGTGAACGTGATCTGGTGATCGCCATGCCGATAGGTGCGGTCATTCGTCGGCGCGATCACGACGGACATTGAAACCGGGCACTCCGGACAGATCATCGCGCTCGCGCTCGCCTCGTTCATAATCGGATCCTTCATCGTGCAACCTTTCCGGCGCGGGCGGTGCGCCACTCCAAATAGTCGAACCAGGTAACCATCGGGAAGACCCGGATCGGGCAGTCCGCGCTGCCGCCTTCGTAAGCGTCAAACGGTCCCACGGTTCCGTCCTCGTTGCGCTTTTCATGCTCGCAGCCGTTGCATCCGGCGACGGGCGCGAAGGTCAAGCCGTAGGGTCCGTCGTGGTAGTGAGTGAGCGGTCGCGGGTACGTGTCCGTCGGCGCGGTCTCGCTAGCGGCGCACGCGGCGCACAACTCCGGCCACCAGGCCCGGGCGATTGCGCCCGAGGGCATCATCTGAAACACGGGGTGGCTATGGGCGGGATTTGCCATCATACGCTCGCACTCGCTCGACCAGTTCCGGCAGGATCCCAATCACGGGGCGGAGCACCCGCCCTTCAGTCGGCTCGAGGGCCCGGTTGATCTTCGGCTCCGGAACAGCTCGCACGCGGAGCGGGAGATCGAGCGCATCGACGAGCGCGGCGACGACGTCGTACTTGCGCTGCGGTTCCTCCGTCGCCAGATGTACGATCCCGTTGATCACGTGCCGGGCGGCATGATCCTTCGCGAACCACTCCGCTTCCTTCACGATGCCGCGAGCGACTTCCCACACGGTTGAACCGCCCCACAGCGACGCCCAATATCCGCGAACTTCGGGTGTTCCCTTCCGCGCCTCAGTGAGCAGCCAACCGAGCAGCCCGTGGTTCGGGCCAATGAACGAAGTCCGGATCGTGCGGCAACCTTCGACGCCTATCAGTTCGCCGGCGGATTTCGAGCGACCGTACAGGTCGATGGCGTCGGCGGCTCGCTCGACTTCGTACCCGCCCGACCAATCGGAGCGCGAGCCGTTGAAAACGCAATCCGTTGACACGTGGATCAGTTTGATCCCGACAAGCCCGAGGTCTTCGGCGAGTCGGTGCGGGCCGAGCGCGTTCGTCCGGATCATCTCCGATCCCCACTCGCCCGTGCCCGGGCGCATCCCCGCACAGTTGATCGCAACATCGACGGTCCCGCGCGACCACGGGTGACCGTCGGCAATGTCGAAGGAGTCGTGGCCGATGCGCGATACGGCGTGCCCGGCGTTGGTCGCTTCGTCCGCGACCGCTCGCCCGAGCATCCCTTCCGCGCCGACTACGGTGATGTTCATTTCGTTGCACTCAGATAGGAACAGACGATCTGCGTTAGTTCATCCGGCGTGAGCGCGGTCTTCGATTGGGCGTTGATCGTGTTGATCAGCACGCCGATGCGCTTCCCGTCGATTGCGCCCAGGCGTTCGGCGTTGACGAGTGACTTCTGGAAGTTCGCCTCTTCCAGCGCCGCCTTCGCCTGATCCTCCGCGGTCGCGGCAGCGTCGTCCGCGTCCGCCTGTACCTTTCGCCCGTCGCCCTTCTCAGCCATGCAGCACCTCCTCCGCATCCGCGATCCACTCGCGGAACTGTTCGACGCTGATCCACGATGCCGGGTTGTCGCTCCGGTATTCAGACGCCTCGCCCTGAATTGCGCCGAAGTGTTCGGGAAGGTTCGGCGGCGCGATCACCGAGACCGCGTACTGTGAACGCTTCGGGAACACGGGCGTCGCTCGCGGAGTTTCCGCCGCAAGCAACAGCACCTCGTGCAGCTTTTCGCCAGGACGCAAGCCGACAACTTCGATGCCGGTCGCGTCCAACTCGGGGACAGCGGCGACCGCGACCGCGCCGATATGCATCGCACCGCAGCGCGGCACGAACACGCCGCCCGGGTAGCGTTGCGCGTTGTCCGCCGCTGTCGTGATCATATCGATCGCATCGTCATTCGTGAGCCAGAACCGCGTCATTTCCGGCGACGTGATCGAGACCTTGCCGGTCCGTGCGTACTGTTCCCGGAACAGCGGCACAACCGAGCCGGAGGAAGAGCAGACGTTGCCATACCGGACACAGACAAGGCGCGTCGCGCTCTGTCGGTTCAGCTCCGCGAACACCCGCTCCATGATCGCCTTCGTCATTCCGTAAGTGTTCAGCGGCGCCGCCGCTTTGTCCGTCGAAAGCCCGACAACCGTCGGCACTTCGCTGGCGATGGCGGCGAGCGCGACGGCGCGGGATCCGATGATGTTCACGTCGACGCACTCGTTCACGTTCAGTTCGCCCTCGGGGATGAACTTGAGCGCGGCGGTGTGAATGACCAGATCGTATCGATGCTCGGACAGAACACCGTGCAGGCGGTCGAAGTTTTGCACGTCTCCTAGGATGCGACGCACGCCGGGCCAACGCTTCCGGATCTCATCCTGCTTGTGTTCGTCGCGGGAGTAGATCGTAACTTCGGCTGGCCAGCCCTCGCGTTCGATGCGACGGAGGATGGCGCGACCGAGGAACCCGGCGCCGCCCGTGATCAGGATTCGACCTTTGAGCATGGTGAATAGAAGCCCGACGCGGTCCAGGCTCCCGCGGCGACGCGGTCAAACGATATCACACGGATCGCGGTTGTGGCGCGGCGTTATGCCAATTCCAAAGACAAACGCCGGGCTCCCCGCCCGGCGTCCATCCGAAAACCGCTGGCGGGTTGAAGTCCGCAAGGCCCCGCCTGTTTGCCAGTCTATCGGGAGTGGCGGCGGCGGGTGATCATCCGCGTCCCGCCGCCGCCGGAGGAGAAACGCCCCGCGCTCCCTTGTCCGCCGACTCAGTCGGCCACGTTCGCCGGGTCGCTTCCGGGCGTCAAGATACCTCTTGACTTCCTCCGCCCGCTATGTTACATTTGTAACTGAAGGAAGGGAGACACAAACCATGACGACCGAACCAACCCGGTACGAAGTGATAGTAGAGAGCGCGGACGGATGCACCCGCAAGGCTGTCGGGTTCATCGAGCGCAACTCCCGGCACGGCTCCGCGATTTCGTCCGGGGCGAGACAGCGGCAGCGATCATGAGGGCGTTCGGCGGTCGCGAGGTTTCCTACGCGAAGCGAGCAGCCGACGGCTTCGTGATCGAAGATGGCAACGGCGAACCCGTCGCGGCGATCCGCTTCAGCGGTCGCACCGAGCGCGATGCGGCTAACGAGGGACGGCTTCCTCAGTTTGGAGCGATCTAACAAATGAACGACTTGATCGATATCATCCCGGGCAGCGTCACCCTATGCTCGAAATGCGGACGGGTGATCGGGCGGAGCGCGTCGTCGCACAACTGGAACCACCTGAACAGCGTCGGCGACAACGCATGGGCGTTCGACCGCAAACAAGAGAACGCCTGCGGATATGGCGAGCCTCAGACGGCGCAGCACCTGAAGTGTTCCGTCGTCGCCGCTCTGCTTCGCGATGAATTGCGGCGCGAGTTTCCCGACGTTCGGTTCAGCGTCCGCTCGCGCACGTACAGCATGGGCGCGAGCATCGACGTTCGCTGGATCGGCGATCCTCCGACGGTCGCAGTCGCGCCGCTCGCCGCTCGCTTTCAGGGCGCGGACTTTGACGGCATGCAGGACTTGAAGACGTTGCGGCGTCACTACATGACACGCGAGGGCGCGGTCGGTCGTATCGTGAACGACGTGCCCGAGGGTGCGCGGGTCGTGCGCCTCGGGGCGGACTGGATCCACCTACACCGGACGGAGGCGTAACCGATGCGACCAACACCGGACACGCTCTGCGATTGCGGCCACCGATGCGCCGATCACGATCTCCGCTACGTGTGCAACGCCTACCTGAACGCCGACCCGCTGGACGAGCGGCGGTGCCCCTGTCAGGTGTTCCGCGTGAACGGAAAGGCGGTGACGACGAACGACGAAGCCTGAACCGTGAACGTTATTGCGGCGAACGATGAACACCGGAGGCGTAACCCATGATAGAAGCGACGACGAAAAAGGAAATCACCGAGTGGCTGCTGAACGTGATCGACGCAGCCGACGAATCCCTGATCGAGACGGCGGAGGTCGATTGCGACTTCGCCGCCGTGTACGAGGGCAAGCGGTACAAGGTGCGATTCCAGATTGAGGAAGACAACGAGATCACCCGCGACGACGCGACCGCCCTCGCGAATATGATCGACACGGACGGGCGCAACGATGCATACGACGCCCACGGACTGTCCCGCGATGATCGCGGTTGGTACGTGTGCGTGAATGACACGCAGGCGACCGCCGCCAACCCGGACGGTCGAACGCTCCGCATCTACACCCGGGAGGATTGGGAGACCGCGCTGCGTACACGCTAACCGAGCGCGACGGACACAAACGAAAGGGGCGGATCGAGTGATCCGCCCCTTTCCCGCTGTTAGGGTTTTCGGTGTTACGCCGCCCACTGATTGAACAGCGAGGGACCCTGTCGGCTCGACCCGCCGCCGTTGACGTGGTACGGGTCGTTCGGGAACGGCTGCGCCGGGTTGATCGCCGGGCAGTACTGGATGTTGTCGATCCGCCCCGCGAGCCACGGGGTTCGCATGACGAGGCGCGGCTCGATCTTCGATTGCCACTGTACGCACTGATTGGTCTGGCGCGGCCACGTGAGGAACGCGCCCTCGACCTTAGCGAGGATCAGGTTCGTCCCTTCCAGAGCGCGCTGGATGTCCCCGTTCTGGTAGTCCATGTACTCCAGGAACGTGACGGCTTGCGTCCCCGCGCTCATCGGGATCAGGTAGATGTTCGACCGGAAGCAGCCGGGCGTGACTCCCTGCGCCGTCGTGTTCGAGTCGAACGGGATCCCGTCGTCCTGAATCACTTCGACGCGGTCGCCGTTGACCAGGAGATACGAGCCGGCTCGCATCGCATCGCGCAGCGCGATCTGATCGGCGGCGTTGATGTTCACGCGCTGATTGCCCGTGACCTGACATTGGTAAGTCAGGTACGCGCACGGCCAGACGTTCGTCATTTCCCAAAACAGCTCGGGGCGCATCGCGTACACCCATCGAACCGTCGGCATGCCGGCTCGCATCGCCCGATCCTTTTTGACGTGGTAGAGGTACGTCATAAAGTGAACGATGCGCGTCCCGTCCAGGTCGATCCGTCCGCTGTTGTAATTCACGATGGTCGAATCGACGGACGGAAGCGGGACGCCCGTCTCGGCGTCGATGTATCCGTCGTTGACCAGAAGCGGGAACGAGGTCAATTCCTTGTACCCGCCGCCGCCCGTGTTGTTCCCCGGGTTGCCCGTCCATACCTGATCGGACAACTGGCGATGGAACGCCGTCCCCAGCTCCTTGAACTTCATCGCGATCTCCGATTGGAGGATCGCGGCGACGCTCGTCGGGTCGCCCGGTCCCTGCGCGAACAGGCCGCTCGTTGCGATCGGCGAATTGAACAGGCGGAGATCCATCGGGTCGCCACGGTTGACGCGGAGACCGATCCGGTTCAGCTCCAACTCGGGCGTTGCGTTTTCGTACCGACCGAACACGCTCGTGATCTTGCCGAACTTCGCGAAGCCGGCGGTCGGCGCGTCGTCGCAGACGCCGTTCTTTTCCGTCCCGTTCCGGTCGCGGAAACCCGTGAGGATTTCAAAGATCGGATTGGACTCGACCGACGCCTTTGTCGGCAGCTCGCCAATGATCCCCATGTTCCCGACTTCCGCCGAGAACACGAGCGGGTCGACGCCCGGGTAGCTGAGAGAGCCGCCGGGTCCGTGAATGTACCCCTCCGAAATCGGCGAGCCTCCGGTGTCGTGCTTTGCACCGAGACCGATGCCTTCGGCGTATCCGTACTGTTTCCGTCCCGCCTGTCGGAGCGCGGGGAGCAACAGCTCCGCGAACTTCTCAAGCACTTCTGCTTCCTGAACCATGACGACTCCCCTTCCTCGATTTGCCTGTTGCGGCGTGTTGTTCTACGCGCTCGGGATCTGAACCCTTCCGCCGAAAGCCTGCTCCATGTACCCGGCAACGGCTCCGAGCGGTCCCTCCTTCACGACGCCAGTCAGGGCACCGAGCGTCGCGGTGTCGGCTTCCTTTGCGGCGTCGGCGACCGACTTCGGCGGTTCGGTGCCCTTCTCCTGTCCCTTCACCGCCGACGCAACGGGCGCGGTCCGCGGAGCGAACGCCGCCGCGATCTTCGTGTCGTCGGATTCCTTCAGCGCGAGCAACTGCTCGCCGTGTTGCGCCATCGTCGACTTGATCTCCGCGATCCCGTCGGTGATGTCCTTTGTTGCCAGCGAGACCGCCTCGGTCAACTTCGCGCCGAGCGCGGCGACGAACGTGTCGGCCATCGCCTTATCGCCGCCAGCTTCGGGAGCCGACTCAGGCGGCGGCGCCGACAAGGAAGCCTGGGTTCCCGCCGCCGCCGCCGCCGTTGCCGCGTCGGTGTTCGGCGGAGCCGCCGACGACGCAGCCGCCGCCGCTTGCGCGGGAGCCGGAGCTGCGGCGTCGTGCTTCGCGCCATCCGCAACGATGGAGTCGGCGATCTCTTTGATCGACATCGCGACTCCCTTCGTCTCGAGTTCCTTGCGTGCGCCTTCGAGGTTGGCCTTCATGTTGTCCACGAAGGTGTCCCCGAGCTTTTCGCGTGCGTACTTTTCCTTCGTCGCGTCCATCGTGAGTGCCTCCCTTAGCGGTGCGAATCCCGTGAGTTTGTTTCCCGCCCTCGCGCCGGGCAGGACGCTGAGTTCATACGTCCGGTAGATCGGGTACTTGCCCGACGCCTTATCAGCGATGCGGTACAGGAACCCGTGCGACATGCGGTCGTCCGGCGTGAACTTCTCCGCCGCCGACTCCATCCCCTTGTCAAAGGTTCCGGTCGCGACGGTGAAGCCCTCGTGGATATCGAGCATGTCCGCGATCCCCATGCGAGATCCCGGCATGTGCCAGACCCACAACTCCGGCATGTGTCCCGACTTGTCACACCAGCCGATGAACTCTTTGTGAGCTTCGAGGGGAAAGACTTCGTCCTCGTCGTCCTTGTAGGCGTTCGACCAGATCCCGACCCAACGCCACGCGCCGCTGTCGTCCTTGAACGCTCGAATCGTTCCATCGCCGTTCAGGTAATCGAACCCGAGCGTGTCCGGCTCATCCTTCGGCGCGATGAATTGGCGGACAGCGTTGCCAACCTTCGAGAGCAATCCGCCGGCGGATTTCGCCGACGCATCGATCTGTCCGACCCGAGTCCGCAATTCGCCGGCGGCGGTCGCGACGAGCGACGCCTTCTCTTCGAGGCTTACTTCCTCCGGGTTCGCCGCCATGATGTTGTAAACGATCTCGTTGAACTGGTATGCCAGCTCGTTGATCTCGCTCTGTCGCTTGTTCGCTTCGAGGAACGAATCGATCCCGTCGAACGAAGTCGCGCCGCCGAACGGTCGCCAGGCAACCGCCTCCGCCTCGCACTTCTCCGCAACCGCCAGCGAGGGCGCGAGCATCGTCGCGATCTTCGCGTCGTCGATCCCGCCGGCCTTCATCGCGCTCTCGACCGTGCCGATTGCGTCGCGCATACCTTTGACGCCCTGTTCGAGCGTCACGGGTCCAGGTCGGCGGCGGGCCTCGGGCGGCGGCGTGATCGTCGCGGTTCCGTTGGCGGTGTCGTCGGTTTCCATGAAGCGTTCCCGCCATCGCCGGGCGAATGAAAAAGGGGCGGCGACCTTATCGGTCGCCGCCCCTGCATCTCCGGCGTGCTAGAGCCTATTCGCTTGTCCCGGTTAGCGTATTCCCGACGGCTTCAATCTGTCAAGGGTTCAGGCACCCGGGACAGGCGGCATCGTGAATCCAGACGGCTCCGTAACCCTGATCCTCCGCCGCCCATTCCACGCGGATCCGCTCGATCAGGTGCGCCCGACCGGAAAGCAGCCACCAGCGGCGAGCCGGGATCGGGCCATCCGGGAGCCGCCCGAGGTCCGTCTGTTCGTGAAGCCAATGGATCAGCAAGTGCCGGTCGGCATCCGTCGGCGTGTCCGGGTCGTCGATGGCGGCGCGAACCTGATCGATCTCGGCTTCCAGACGGAGGATGTCCGCCTCGTCGGGTTCCATAGGGCGGAGGGTAGCACGACGCCCCGGAGGGCAAGCCGGGGCGTCGTGCGGTGTATGAGGGCAGCCGCAGACTATCCTGCGAAACTTGACGGCGCAAGGGGTTGACAGTCGCCCCGCCGGATGTTACATTTGTAACTGAAGGAAGGAAGGAACAAGCCATGACATTCCCCTGCTTACATTGCGGAGAGAACACCTACACCGACGCGAACGATTGCGGGTCGTGCGAGCAGCCCTGTTGCACGTCCGCATGTTTGGAAGCGCACAACGAGGAACAGCACAACGAGGAGGAGACGGCATGACAACGAACGATCCAGCGGCGGAAGGTTCCCGGGCGGCGGCGTATGATCCAGTGGCGGAGGCTTGCGCCTCCGCCGCGACCCTTCAGGGTCTCGACGGGATCGTCGAGTACCTCCGCCGCGAGGTCGGGTACATCGTCGAAGTGGAGCAGACGGGCGGGTTCGTGATGGTCGCGACCATCTACCTGCGCGACGGCGACACCTTCCCGAACGTGTGCATCACGAACGAGGGCGAAGGCGACGAGCAGCCCACCTACATTGTCGGACTGTACCGCTCCGAAGGCGACGAGGGCGTGGACGTGCCGACGTATGACACGATGGAAGCGGCGGCGGCGGCGGTCGCGAAGTTGATCGCGATGGCGATCAACTTTCAGGGCGAACAGCGAAGGCGGCGAGACGCGCTCGCGAAGATTTGGAACACAGTCAACGGACTGCACGATCCGGACTCCCCGCTTACGTCCGCCATCGTTCAGGAGTTTATCGAGGGTGCGCTCGACGACGCGGTCAACACGGACGACGCCGCCATGAAGATCGAGGAAGTCGCCGAGAATCTCCGCCTCGATATTCAGCGGTTCGCGGCTCGCCTCGACTTCCCGGCGACGCTGAAGGCGTTGGGATTCGAGGATCCGCCCGACGAAGACGACGCCTAGTGATCGTCTCCACATTCCTTCGTGAACAGCACCCGTTCAAAAGGCGGGTGCTTTTCACCTCTTCCCGGAACGCGACGCCCAAACGTCGCCCGGAGTGTGAAGGAATGGATCTCCGGGTCGTCTAGGATCTCATCGAGGCGAGCGAGTAACTTCGCGATCACCTTGTTCTGGATCTCTTGCTTTCGCGCCTCGCGTTTGTCGTCGCTCATTTGCCAACCCGAATAGCGCGGCTCAGTCCGGCGCGATGCTTCCGCCATACGACTTGCGTGATCGTCGTGATGTTCTGCCAACCCCGATCCCGCATGACCTTTGTCTGTCGCTCGCCCTTGCCGCCCCTGCGCGGTCCCTGAACGTAGACGGCGTAAGGCGTTTTGTTCGACACTTCCACCTCGACGACGACCGCGCCCTCGCGCCGCACCTTGACTTGCCAGTTGCGCCCGAGGAACCCGGTACGCCGTCCGCCCCGGCGCGGTCCGCGGGGCGGCGGTCTCGATTTCCAGGGACGCGCCGGCGGATACTTCGCCATCGACTGATGAAGGTCCGCGCCTATTGCGATCATTTCGCGCGAGATCGCGAGGCCCTGCAGTTGGGTATTGACCACCTTCGTCGACTTCGGCACGATCGCGATGATGCGTAGCGGCATCGGCCCTCAGGCTCCCGGTCCCGGCACTATCGGAACAGGCCAACAGCGGCACGATACGTGGGCGGGTAGAAACTCCTGCGTGATCGGATACGGCGATCCCGCCGCCATCGAGTCGCACACTTGATCGACCCGCTCGTCCTCCGCCGTGCGCCACGCCCATTGCGGGATCTCTACGTGCCGCATCCAGGCTTGCGCTCCAGCTCCGAACAGGCGCGTCGTTTCCGTCACCCCGATCTGTGACGCCCGGAGTCCCGCGAACAGGCCGCGCTTTTCGATTTCCCGGATCACCCATTCGACGCTCCGCCCTTCCTCCCGTGAGGTCGCGATGATCTCGAACAGGCGCGGACGCAAGCGGGTCGAGAGTCCCTTCCACCAATCGTTGGTTAGCGTCACGATCTCCATTGAAGCCCGCTCGTCGAAGTCCAGGTCGTCGCCGATGGCTTTTGTCTGAGATGCTATCGGGATCGCTCGTTGCGCGTATTCGACGCCGCCATAGTATAGGTCGGTGAAGAGCGGAATCGCCCGAGCGGTCGCGATCAGCTCCAACCGCTCCCACAACTTAGGATCGCGCACATCCTCGATTGCCTTGACCGCCGTCCGGAAGTCGAACCCGAGGATCCCGAGTGCCTCTTCCTCGCTGTACCGCTCCCAGCTCGCCCGGGCGCGGAACTCGAGGGCGAACGTCGTGCGCGTCCCCGCGCCGAGCGCGAACGAAGGCGACGCGCTGGCGAGCGTTGGAGCTGAGGCCCGCGCCCGGAGTTCGACGGGCGGGGCGAGCGCGGCGCGAGCGCGGCCCTCGAGCCGGGCTTCACCGCAGGACGCGAGGGCGATGTTCGGACAGGCTCGCGCACGTGTGCGGGTGCTGGCGCGTCCCGTGAGCGGATACGGGCGTCCGACGCGCCGGCGCGGTCGGAAGGGCGGCGGCGGGATCGGGAACCGTGTGCCGCCGTCGCCGTCGCCATCTTCGCCGCCTTCCTCTTCCTCCACCCGGCATCGGGCTTCCATATCGCCATGCCCGGATAGCGACGCGGATCCCTTGTGACGCACTCGGAGCGGCGCGGACTCCGCAGGAGGCTGTTGCACAACAGGACGGCGCACAACCTGAAGGGCGGCAGGCGTTTCAAACCACGTCGGCGCGGCGCGAGCTGTGAACACCGGCGCCGATTCGCTCGGCGGCTGTTGCGGTCCAGGCGTTCGCCGTTCCTGTACGGTCGCGGCGAACCATGCCATCGACTCCGCCGCGTTGGGTTGGCGCGGTGGAGCGGACAGCGGTGGAGGCTGCTGCGCTCGCGCTTTCGGGCGTACCTGTTGCGTCGCTGCTTGCCACGCGAGGGTCTCCGCGACCGTCGGCTGGCGCGGCGGCGCAGTTTCGGCAGGCGGCTGCTGGACGTGCCGACGGCGGAACACTTGCGCGACGAGGGTCTCGAACCATCTCGGCGCCGCCGCCGGCGTGAACACGATCCCCGGCGTCGCTTCCGGCTGTTGCGCCCGGATCTTCGCCCGTACCTGAACCGTGGGCGCGAACCATGCCAGCGTTTCGGCGACCGTCGGCTGGCGCGGCGGCGCCGACTCGCTCGGCGGCTGTTGCGGGATCTTCTTTGGGAACAGGCGATCAATCGGCTCGCGCCACGCCTCAAAGAACGTCGAGGGAAGCGTCGCCTCGGGCTTCGCTTCGCTCGCCGGCTGTTGCGGTCGTGCCTTCGGTCGCACCTGAACGGACGGAGCGAACCAGGCGAGCGTTTCCGCGACGGTCGGCTGCCGTGGAGGAGCGGCTTCGGCGGGAGGTTGTTGGGCGACCCGCTTCGGGAACAGGCGATCAATCGGCTGTTGCCAATCCTCGAAAAAGGTCTCCGGCGGATGCTCGGTGAAGACCGGAGCCGTGAGGCTCGGCGGCTGTTGTCGGCGCACGGTCGGGCGCACCTGAACCGAAGGCGCGAACCATTGATCGATCGTCGGCATGAATGGCGGAGCTGTCAGGCTCGGCGGCTGTTGTGCGATCCGCTTCGGGAACACGCGGTCGATCACGCTCCGCCAGACTTCAAAGAAGGTGGAGGGGATCGTGGCAACCGGGCGCGACTCGCTCGGCGGCTGTTGCGGCCGGCGCGGCAGTCGCGTCTGTGCCTGCTGTACGTCGATCAGTCCAGGGGCGAACGCGGGAGCCGGAGTGAAGACCGGGGACGCTTCCGCCGGAGGCTGTTGCGCCCATACCCGCCGTCGCACCTGTACCGATGGCAGGTTCCAGTGTTCGAGGAACACGGCGTGCGGCGGAGTCGGAGCCTCATACTCCGCATACGTCGGCTCGACGACGCCGTTCAGTTGCCAGAAGAACGCGACCTTCAGCGTCGCCCGGATGTAGCTATTCGCGGACAACCGCGAGATCGTCGATCCCTGATCGCGGAACACGTCGATCCCGAAGCCTTCGGCGTGCGGTTGGAAGTCCGACCAGAGCATCTGATCCGAATTGCGGATGTAGAGCTGGTGGACCGTTTGCTCCGAGCCGCTTACGTCGATGGCGATATCGGAGATCCCCGGAAGCATCGGGTGATCGCCGATGCCCGTCTGTATCGACCAGGTCGGATCGACCGCCGCGATCCCGGTCGCCTGCGACATTCGCCCGTCGGCGTCGTCATAGACGACCTTGATAAAGAGCGGCGCCCCGCTGTCATAAATGACCGCGTTACCAACCGTCCCGCCTGCGGTGTTCGTGATGGTTTGCGCCGTGCCGAGTGCGTCCGCCGTGTCGAGCGACCGATGGCCGATCAGTCCATCATCCGGAACGGAGTAGAGGAAGTGGGCGGTGTCGCTCGCATCGACAACGAGCGCACCCGCGACGACGCTGTCTCCGCTCAGCGGATCGAACACGACGCCGAAGTCCTGTCCTCCGCCGACTCCGCCGTTGAGCGTCGAATAATTCAGGCGGTCCCATGCGACGTTCAGATCGTGATAGCCGAAGTAGAGATCCCCGGCACCGTTGACGCCGAGCAATACGCCGGATTGGTTCGGCGCGGCGGGGACGTCGACTTCGACGTTGCGATGGGTCCAGGAGTCCGACGTTGTCGAGAGTAGGTGATAGGACAACCGCCCCGTCACCGCTTCCTGAACCGCGACGTGAATCCCCGCCGCCGTCTGGTACGTCCAGAGCGCACCGATTGTGTTCGGGAGATCGATGAAGTCCGACACGGACGACCAGGTCGATTGGTCGGTCGGGTCGCCTACGGAGCGGAGGATGACAAGTTGGGAAGGATCAGCGACGAGGCGGAAGGCGGCGTAGTATTTCGAGCCGCTCTTCCAGGGGCCGACGTGCGAGTGGAAATCGGGGAACTCGACATCGGCGAGCGTGGCGAACGGGAGATCAGGCCCGGCGCGTGACGGCGGCTGCGCTGGAACCAACTTCAACTGCGGACGCACGACGACGGGCGGCGTATCCCAATCGTTCAGCTTGATCACAGTGAACGGGACATAGACAGGCTCGGCGACTGGCGGAGGTTGTTGCACAACGAGGCGCGGGAACACCTGAGCGGTTTGCGCGTCCCATCCCATCGTCGTGACAGCGGGAGCCGCGTCGACGAACACCGGAGCCTGAAGCGCGGGATACTGGACGGTCCGCTGCCAGACGAGCGTCGCGTCCGATTGATTCGTCACAAGCTGGACGGCAACAGGGTGAACAGGAGCGGACAGCGGCGGAGGCTGCTGCGCTCGCGCCTTCGGGCGGACGGGTTGTGTTGGTTGCGTTTCGACGAACGGAAGGCTTGCCGACTCGATCGTGATCGGCGGGTTCGGGTCGTGCGCGTCGATCAGCGGTTGCCACTGCCACGCGGCTTTTCCGAGGGATCTCGTTGGGATTGCCACGATTTACCCCTCGACGATGGTGACGAGACCCGCCGTTCGCTGCGACGCCGTCGCTCCCGCCATGAGTTCGATGAAGGCGAGCGCGGCGTTGTCCTTAACCTCGCACAGATTGAACGCGGCGTTCACGCCGTCGATGTACTGCTGCGGAAGTCCGCATGGAAGGATCGCGATCGGATGCGCCAGCACGATAGTCGGCGCACCCGCCGCGACCGTGTTTACGCTGCACTGGATCGATTCGATATCGGCGACGCCGTAGTCGCCGACTAGGAGCGGGATCGCGAAGCCGGCGTGGTCGATCCGGTTCGTGATGGCGCCGGAGATCCCGGCGAGCGCGGCGGCAGCCTGCGCCGCGTTGCCTGCGTCGTCGGTGTAGATCATCGACCAAGTGTGCGCGACCGCGGAGAGCGTTGCGCCGGCTTCGTTGGCGACGAACGCGAAGTTTCCCGTCGACTCGCCCGGCGCGGCGGAGTATCGCCCCGTACTGTTGGGATATCCGGTTAGGGTGCAGGTCTGCACCGCGAGCGAGCTGAGCGCGATCAATCCGTTCCAGAGTCGGTCGTACAAGAGGAGCGATTGCTCCGACGCGCTCGACTGGAACTCCGACCCGATGAAGTGAAGCTTCTGACCGCCGGCGGCGGCGCGGATCGGGATTGCACCGGAGGTCGTGTTGTTATTGTGCGTACCGGCGGCGAGCGCGGCGGCGGCGGCGGCGGCTGGCGGCATGTTCCCGGCTCGCCAGACCGAGTTACAGAAGTCGGCGACTCGCGTTGTTCCGACCTTGTCGATGCTGTGCCGCTGTCCCGTAACGGAAGCACCCATCGCTCCCGCCTGTCGGAGATCCGCGAGCGACACGAACGCGCCGCCGCGCATCGCTCCGAGGAAATGCCCCTGCACCGCATAGATCGCGTCCCCGTCGGGCGTGAACATTATCGGCGTTGGCACTAGGAGTTGGCGCGATGTTTCCTTCAGCACGTCGAGCGTACTTTCGCCGAACCAACGGGCGAGCCGTGATTCCTGCGTGAAGGTGTGACGGTTCAGGTTCATCCCGAGACCATGACGATCTGACCCGCGTAGCTCGTTGCGGTCGTCGTTCCCTTCGTCACTTCCATAAACGCGATACACGCGTCGGTCTTGATTTCGACCAGGTTGAACGCGGTGTTCAGTCCGTCGTGTACCCAGGGCACCGCCGTGATCGGTTGGGGGATCAGCGCGAGCGGGTGCCCGAGCGCGATCACGGGCGTCCCGGCGGCGATGCTTCCCGAGCTTTGGATCGATTCAACGTCGGCGACGCCGTAGTCTCCCGCGAGCAGCGGGATACAGAACCCGGCATGGTCAACGCGCTGCGCGATGCAACCGGAGAAGCCAGCGAGTGCCGCCGCGCTCTGTGCGGTGTTCCCGGCGTCGTCGGTGTAGACGAGCGTCCAGTTGTGCCCGACCGCGCTGAAGGCCGCGCCGCCGCTGCCTGATTCGTTGCAGATAAACACGAAGTTGCCCGTCGCTTCGCCAGGTGCGCCAGAGTATCGACCCGCGCCGTTGGGATACCCGGTGAGCGTACAGGTTTGGGTTCCGGTGCCCGACGCGATCAGCCCATGCCAGAGGCGGTCGTACATGAGCAGCAGGTTCCCGCCGGATGTGGGTTGGAACGTCGCCGATATGAGATGGAGCGTATCACCGCCGGCCGGATCCTCTTGTTCGATCCCGCCGTCGGTCGTGTTGTCCAGCAGGTTCCCGCCGGCGAGCGCGGACGGTGCGGCGGGTACGTTAGGCAGCGACCCGACGCGCCACAGCGAGCTAGAGTTGGCGACGACGCCCGTCACCCCGACCTTGAACACCATCCGATCTTGCCGCTTGCCGCCGGACGCTTCGGCGATCAAGTCGGACAGCGAAGAGAACGCGCCGCCGCGCATCGCTCCGAGGAAATGCCCCTGCACGGCATAGATCGCATCGCCCTTCGGCGTACACGCGATCGGTGTAGGGATCATGAGCTGGCGCGATGCGTCGCGGAGTTGTTCGAGCATCTCCGCGCCGAACCATCGGTCCAGGCGCGAGTCCGAAGCGAATCGATGCTTGTTCACGCGGCGACCGACGGGCGGGGTCCATAGTTTGGGAGTCATTGGTTGTTTTCCCCTTCAGTAACCGACGGCGCGTTGCCGTACCAGGATAATATCCGAACCCGACGCGGGGAGCGGCGGAGGTTCCTCCCGAGTGAACAACAACTCCGCCCCGAAGGTACTGATCCTCCAGTCCGCAGCCTCCGCGCCGCTTGCCGCCTTGACCACCCCGAACTGGAGGCCATCGAGTTGGGCGCGGTTGTGGTCCAGGGCGACGTTGGCGACGATCTGTCCGCCGATGTAGCTATCCGTCGCGGGATCGGAGATGGATCCAACATCCGCGACGACGGTGTTGCTATAGGTGCGGAGCCGCACGTCGCCGTCGGTGAACTTGCCGAGGTTCGCGTTTCGATGCCAGATCCCGACGCGGAGGAACTCCGGTCGCAGGTAGCCGATCGGCTTCGGGTGCGTTGTCTGGAAGGTTCGAGCGAACCCTGTCGTGATCGCGTTCGCCCGGATGTAGTCGACGTCCGTTGTGCCGCTTCCGTTCGGCGTCGCTTCGTCGACCGCCTGCCATGCGTCCGTGTCCGCTCCGCCGTTTACCCAGGTCATATCCCGATCCGCGCCGTCGCCGAGAATCGTGACGGGGACACAGACGCCGTAACGCTCGTCGCCATAGGCGACATCCGTGAACCGGATCGCGTTCGCGACTAACAGTGTTTGACCCGCGATACCGACGCCGCCATGCTGTCCGCCCATGCCCCATGAGATTTCGGTGTTCCCGCTGTTGTCAGTGAACACCGCGTCGATTGTCGTTGGCCCAGTTGGATCCGTGGAGGCGAGCGCGATCCGCGCTTCGAGACGGATATCTCCGGTCGAAGCGTTGAAGGAACAGGATACCCACAAGCGTTCCCACGTCGCGCCGGCGACGGTGAAAGTTCCCGCCGTACCAACGAGCGATCCCTTTCCCGACGTACCGAAGCCCGCCTGCCTGTACCACCCGAGTACACCTGTCGCGGTGTCGTAATACAGCTTCAGCGATTGCGCCGTCCCTCCGTTGAAGTCGGCATGGTGCAACAGCCCATCGGCGGCTGCGGCCGATAGGCGGAAGTCATAGGCGTAGGCATGGGTTGTTCCATCGCTCGGGGTGTTCGACGCGCCGACCGCAATACGCGAATCCGCCATACCCGCGCCGGAGATCAGTCCCGAGGCAATGGAGACGCCGCCTCCTCGCGGAGACAGTGATACAGTCGAGCGCGTAAAGACTGTGATGGACAAAGCGTTCTGGTGCGGTTGAAAGCCAACAAAACCCGCGACGGTAGCAAGGGGCATGCGGCCCCCCTAAGCGCGAGCGTCGAACGTCGTGAGCAACGCATCGACATCGAGCGTCAACGACTTGCGCCCGTCCGCTCCCACAACCGCCGAGTCCTGCGGGACAGTGTCGAGATAACCCATGAGGCGAGCGAAGGTTCCGCCCGTCGGTATCGGGCCGATCAGCACCTTCGCGCCGGAGCCGAGCCGCTGCTGCACGGCGCGAAGGTATTGGCGCCCATGCTCATCGATCACCCGATGGCGCACCGTCTGAAGCGATACGTCGGCGTCGTCGAGAACCTCCGGGTCGATGGCGAGCAACATTGCGCGGATCTCCCTGCCGCCGTTGGTCGGCCACACGCCGCACCACGCAAGTATCCGCGTCGTCTCAGTGAACCCGCGCTCGGGCCATGTGCCTTCGACTAGGTCAAGCAATACGTTGGGATTGGTTGCGTACCGGATCGCGCTGTCGATATCCCACCCGAGACCGGACAACGCCGCCATCCGGACAAAGAAGATCATATCATCTTCGCTCGCCGGGTCCGCCTCGCGCACGTTCAGCGTAAGAGCCACGGGTGTTTACCGCCTCGCGATGTAGATGCCCTCGGCGGTTTGCTCCATCCGGTCCAGGAGGATGCGGTTCTTTGCTTCGACTTCGTCGAGCCACTTCTCGAACGGTTTACATTCGATCGAGCAGGCTTCATCGCCGCACGTGACGCCGTAGCACTTCAGACAAAAGCCGCGAACCGTACCCGATCCGGGCTTGCGGTTCCAATGCCTGCCGCAATGGCAACACTGAAGCGTGTCCGCGATCTGTTGACCATCGAGGATCGCGGCACCCGCGATCCGTTCGAGCCGCCTCGTCATGTCGCCCTCCGACTTATTCCGACCAGAGAACGGACCACGCCCAGTTCTGCGTGGCGGTCGACACGAGGTTCATCAGGAACGCGCCATTGCAGGTTGTCGTTTGGTTGGTGACGCTCTGCGGGATCACCAGCTCGGAATCCGGCGCAGCAACCCATCGGAAGTTTGCCCGGGCGTTCTGTGCCCACTGGTACATGAAAGCGACGGCGGTGAGGGTCGGAGCTGTACCGCCCGGCGCGCTGAACAGCGAGCCGGAGACACCGTCCGCCGGATCGAGTGATACCGGAGCGACGGCGGACGGTGTGCCGAAGTTCGCGGTGCCTCGCTGCCACGAGAACTTCTGAGCCTGATCCGCCGGCGTCGCATCCGATCCCGCGTTGAACTCATAAATGTGAACGCGCCGCGTGAGCGGAGCGATCACAGAGAACATGGGGTTGGTTGCGCTCGCGCCCAGGCTTTGGTTCGTGAACCCGTTGTACCTTTGTCCTGCGGACATTTGCGATCCTCCTTGTTACGGAACGGCTCCGCGCCAATCATACGCCCAACCGTGCCGCCTACACAATGCCCTTTTTTTCAGATTCGGGACTCGATTCCTCAGAACATCGCGAAGTCCAGATCGCCCGGATCGAACTCGATATCTTCGCCCGTACCGACGGTCTTCGCGATGTTCAGAGGCCCATACCATAAGAGGTTCCCGGCACCGATGGACGCGCTGTCGGCGACGCCGACGTGCGTCACGGTGCCCCACGGACTGCTCGCCGGGCCGAAGGTGATCAGCGTATCGTTCTGCGTTGCGCCGGCGGCGGCGGCATCAATGGTCAACGGTTGCCGAGCGTACCCGAGGCCCGCGCCGACTTCGTCCGCGAACGATCCCGCTTCGCCCGGGTCCGCGGTGAACAACACGAGCCGGACAACCGCCGGCATTGTGTAGGACGTGCGCCCGAGCGAGTGATCGAGCAGCGCATTTTCTAGGAAGTTGGTCAGGTTGTTCGGCACGGCTTACGGCATCTCCAACACAAGCTGCCCACGGCGGAAGACAAACTCGTCGCCTTCCAGGAGTTGCGGCCATGCGCCGTCGCGCTGTTCCAATTCACCCGCTGCGAGGATCTCCCCGGCGGTCGGAGCTGTCGCCACGAACCAATAGCGGACAGGGGCGGAGGCGTCGACGCGGTACGCCGGGAAGCGCACGACTTCCGCGTTCTCACACGACATCCCGAGGGCGCCGACGCGCTCCGGGTCCGTGAACATGACAGGGGCGCGGGTGTATGCCGGGTCGGGCTCTTCGACGAGGCGCGTCCCGCCCGGCTCGGTCGTGATCTTCGTCGCAAGGCCGAGCCACATTCCGCCACTGAACAGGCGGAGGGCGCGGGTTTTGAACGCAGCGGTCATTTGTCCTTCAGGCATCGACCCGTCCCTTCAGGATTACCAGGCGCATCGCCACGAAATTCTCAGGCGCGGAGACGCAACTGAACCGTTCGCCGCAGAGGAGGTTGCCATGCACTTCACCAGGCGGTCGACCGCCACGGCTCCAGCTCGGGGATCGTCGCTACTCCCATGAATCGACCCGCTCGTGTGCAACCTTCCCGGTGATCAGTCCGTCGTCGTCGCGGACGACCCGCTCCTCAATTGTGACGCTCGCGGGGCGCGGCTCGCGGGTTTCGATGGCCTTCTCTCCCGCCGTCTTCCTACGCTTCCGCAACTCCCGCGCCAATTCCTTCTGAATCTCGTCGAGCAGCTCCTTCATTTCGTCCGTGGTTTCGCCCTCGAGTTCGCGCCGCCCCTTCGGGATCTCTTTGGAGCCGTAGGACTTCTCCATCTTCCCGATCAGGAGGCGAACATCGTCGCCGTCGATGTTGCGGGCCACGATCTCCCACGCTTCCTCGTCCATCAGGTCGGAGAAGTGGCGCAGCGTGTCCCCGATCAGGCCGGACAGCATGATCCGCCCCTCGGTGTCGAGATAGCCGAGCGCGGCGAGATCGTCGGCGGAGTCGGTGAAGGCCCGGTGGATGCGCGTCTGAAGGAACGCCCGGATCTCGTTGCCCGGCGCGGACTTGATCCCGGCGGTGAGCAACACCGCCAACGCCTTCGACTGTGCGGCGGTCGAATCGTTCAGGACGTTCTCGCCCCGGGTGATGTTCCCGGCGCCGGGCTTCAGGTCGCCCTGAAGGGTCGCGTCCTGTTGCGCCGCCGCTCGCGTTTCCTCCATCTCCGCGTCGCGCTTCGCCAGTTCGTCGAAGGTTTCCTGCGAGATGTCGCCCTCGTCGAGCAGGTTCTGGCGGACGGCGATCTTATCCAGAACGCCGCTCGTGATGTAAATCTGGTGGGTCGCGGCGCGTTCGGCCTTGAGTGCCTCGCGTTCCGCCTCCGCCGCGATGTCCTGTTCGGTGTAGCGGAACGACACGTTCGCCGGAAGCGCACCCTGAAAGTTCATCAGGTGCGTGATCATCTTCTGGAACAGCATCGGCGACTTACCGCGGCTCTTCGCGTGAAGGATCGCCGATTGCGCCGACGTGCCGAGTCCGCCGCCCGGGAGCGGCGCGAACTCCTGATAGTCGGTAAGGAACGCCATCGCGAGCGCGGCGATATGCCACTTCATGACGCTCTCTTTGTCGAAGTGATCGGGGAGCGTCGCCATTTCGAGGAGCGCGTGCGCGACCTTCGCGTTCGGGTCGGGCGACGAGATCACGGGCGGCTGCTGATAGCGCATCAGCCCTTGATTGTCGACCTGTATCGATTGCGACTTGATCGCGCCGTCGATCTGTTTCTGTGAGAATCCGGAAACGAGGTGCATCCCGCGCAGGAAGTTGCCGCCGGTTTTTTCGTCCTCGTACTGTGTGACGTTCCGGATTACCTGCGCGTTCTTGAGCGCACGTGTCACGGCGGAGTATTGGAGCGAATAGAAGATCCCGCCGATGGCGCGTTCCTCCCCGCTCTCGATCTCATAGTGCGGCTGCACCTGATACCACTTCATCGCGTGCCATTGGTTTTTGATGTCACGGTAGTAGATCGGCTCTTGCGGGTTGCCCGTCTGGAAGCATCGCGCCGAGTCCAGGTGTCCGATCCCGATCACGGGTTGATTCTCCGACGCCTCCGGCCCGCCGGCGCGGATCAGTTCGCTGAACCCGCCGCAGTCCTGCGTATAGAGATCCATGCTCAGTTGCTTGATATATGAATCCCAACCCTTCCCGTAATTCGCGTTCAGGAGCATGTCCTGAGTTGCGGCGGCGGTGCGCGTCCCGCCTTCGAGGGTCCAGGAGAAACCGACGTTGCGCCCGGTGACGATCCCGAGTGCGCCGAGCAGGTAGGACTCCAACGGGTAGAAGTCGCGGAGCTGGCGGTCTCGCGCTTTCGGCGCGGTGCCCCACGGGAAGATCGCATCGGCGATCCCGGCGGTGAACAGGAGACCGGACAGGTCGGCGAACTGTGCGCGTGTGCCTTCAGGAGTTGCGACGACGGACGCTTCGAGGGCCTCCGCGTCGAGTGCCTTCGCGCCTGCGCCGATTCCGTTGTGATGAATCGCGACCATACACCGAGCCTCGCGCCGCCACTATATCACGGCTTCCTACCGTTGCACTTCCAGCGCGAGTTGTGAGATCGTCGGTTCCTCCCCGGCTCCGCCGCGTGTCGCGGCCTGTAGAAGAACATCCGCCTTCGCTTCGCTGGACAGATAGAACCATTCGCTCGTCGCTGGCGTAAACGAGTCCTGGTTGACACCAGTCGGGGCGAGATTCACAGCGACGGGCAGCCAGGCGTCGCCACTATCCGCGCCGATCTCGTGGCGCGGCAAACCGCCAGTGAGCGGATCGGTGATGAAAGCGAGCGCGGGGAAACATAGGACACCAACCTGTCCCGGAGCCGTGTCCCACGCCGCGCCTTCCTCCCACCGAATGATCGCAGTGACACGAGCCATGACGTAACCAGAGAGATCGACCCGAAGCGGTTGTCCGAACAGTTCCGGTTCGTCCACAATCAGCGGGGCTTCTCCAAGTGAGACTAGAGTGATCCGCTCTGCCAACATTGGCACCTCCTCACGTCGCGAACTATATCACGCGCCAGCCCTTCAACTCCCGCGCCGCGATGCGACGGCGGCGGCGGTTCCCGGCGGCTCGCTTCGACTTCGCGACACCAGCCTTCCGGTTGTGATCGGGCAGCGACTTCGTACTCTTCGCCTTGCCCTCGGTCGTGTTTGACCAGTGCGCCCGAGGATCGCGCTTTGCTTTCATCGCGTCACATCATCAGGTACAGCGCACGTTCGACGCCCATTGACGCCGCGATCAGAAGGTCAATCGGGCGACCGCTCGGCTTCTTTACGAACCGCATCTTCGACTCCTGATTCGCTTGGATCTTTTTGTCGGCGTTCATTAGGTGCTGGCGGAAGACCTTGCTCTTGCCCTCCGTCGGGTCCCGGCCAGGCGCGACGCAGCGCACGTGGGCGGAGCCGTCCCATTCGCACGTGTCGTGGAAGTTCCAGGAGAGCGTCCGCTGGACGACCTGATCGTAGAAGCCGCGATCCGATACGTCGCGGTCCTTCGCCTGTAGGAATTGCGAGGCGAAGGCTCCGGTCTCCCGCCGGATCCGTTGCATCATATCTTCGAGCTGATACGGGTCGTAGCAAATGTTCAGCACGTTGAAGTTGTCGATACACCAGCGGATGAACTTCTCCGGTTCGACGTACTGGATCCGCCCTTCGTCGAAGCCCGGCTCGTCGCGGAAGTCGTCCGGCGTCCAGACGCGCAACTCGCGGAGCGCGGCGCGGGTGTTGTCGAGCGGGTGTCGCGTAATCGAGAGAATCGCGAAGGCGTCGCCTGACGTGCCGGCGTCGCACGCGAGGATCATCGGCGCAAGGTCGCCGGGCATGAGCGGCGGCAGCGTCGCATCCCAACAGGCATCGAACGAAGCAATCGGGATCGCGTTCGAGACGCCGGATCCCCACACGTTCTCGTGGATGCGCGTGAACTCTTGCGGGAGCAACTCTTTCGACTGTTCGGCGTAATACTCCGGCGTCTGTAGCTCTTTGATCCGCCGCGCCGCCGCGCCGCTGTCCCAATACATGAACATGCGGCCTTCGACCCAACAGGGAACGAGCGCGTCCGGGTCGCCGTTGCACTCCTCGAAGGCGTGCAGGAAATCCTCGTATCGCTCGCCGTCGACATCGCGTGCGGCCGCGAGCGCGAGTTCGTGATTCGTGAGCTGGTGCCCGTTCTCCATCCCGCGATCGTAGATGCGCCGGAGCGTCTCGCTCTCGCCCTCGAAGCCGGCGTAGGAATCGATGATACGCATTGAGTCCGGGATCGTCGGGACGGGTGTCATTTCCGTCCAGAGTTTCTTGGCTTCCGCCGACTCGAATCCCCACAGCTCCGTCCAGACGGAGCAATACGGACGCCCTCCGGCTTCGCCCTTCGCATCGACCGCGACCGCCTTGATGATGGATTGCGACGATAGGCACCGCAGCGAGTTTGCGAACACATCCCAACGTCCCGGGAGGATCTCGTGCCGGCGGTCGTACCCGGGCGTCAGCTCGATCGATTCCTTCACGAACTTGAAGGAACGATCCCGCGCCTGATCCTTATCGTTGCCGAGACAGTAGATCTCGCCGTAGCGGACTTGTGTTTCGGCGAGCCATCGCTCGATTGTCGCGGTCAGCGTGGTCTTGCCGGATTTCTTGATCGTGCTGATCACGATCATCTGGAAGGGGAACCGCCCGGCTTCGTTGCGGGTGAAGCAATAGCGAAGGATCGCCTTCTGGCGGAGGAACAGTTTGATCAACTCCGTCGCGGCGTTCAGTTGGTTGACGATGTAGAAGTTGCGCTCGATCCAGTCGCACGGGTCCAGGTCGCGGACGGCGACCAGCGGATCGATAGTCGGCGGCGCGCCGCCGGCATCCTCAAGTTCGGGCGCGGCGGCGGAGGCTCCGGCGATCTCGAAGGCGGACAGCATCCGCCGCTCCGCCTTCCGCTTTCTCGCAGTGCGGGAATGGACGGTAATGATCCGTCCCTTTGGTCGTCGGTCGGCGCGAAAGTCCAGCGACGAGCAACCGCGAGGGATGACTTTCAATCGCGGCGGTTGCTCGTCGGCATTGATCAGTTTCATCGGTCGAGTTTGCTATTCCCCGGCGTCGAGCCACTCGATCACGGTCGCGCCGCCGTGCCCGTGGACGGCGTTCACTTCGTCCAGGTTCGCGTACACGCCGATGGAGCGGACGTTCGCGAACTCCGAGGGCAACCATTCCAGCACGCACCGCCCTGTCGGGAACTGGACGCCGACGGACACGACGCCGACTCCCGACACGCCCGACACGTCGGCCAGCCGCCGGAGCTGAAAGCGTCGGCACCGCTCGACGGGATCACCGACGCCGACGGGCGACACGGGCAACTCCCGCGCTTCACCCGCCGGAATGTCGGCGGTCTCGCGGAGCGCATCCCCGGCGATCTCGAATGGAATGATGGTCTCCGGTCCGTGCGCTCCCACAACCGCCGCCGCCGGCATTCCGTCCGGATGATCGGCGCACGGCTCATCCTGATTGCACGCACCGTAGATGGTCGAACCGCTGGAATCCGTCGCCGGGACTGTGACTTTGCATCTCATACCGCACCCTCCAGCACGGCGCCGAAGTGCCGCATCTTGATCGCGTCGTACTCAAGCATAAATTCCCTCTTCCTCCGTTCCGGATCTTCGTACACTTCCGTCGCCAGATACGCCTGCACAACTTCGATGGTCAACAGGTTCCAGATCGTGATCGTGATCTCCGTCCGGTCCGTCGCTTCCCCGAGTGCCTTCCGTTGCCAGGTCGCGAACGTGTCCATCAAACGGGAGATCTCGTTCGCGTCCAGCTTGAGCGGCGCGAGACCGCAATGCTCGCAGGGTTTCTCTGTGCCGATATGCCGGATCAGTTGTTCGAGTCCCCGCGCCGCCGCCTGTACGCCCATCGAACCGATAACCGCGTGCGTCCGGTTCATATCCTGAACCTCGCGGATATGGTCGCTCATACTGGCGCGGCTTGTCTGTTCGTCGAGCGTCCGGATCCGGTTCTGCCATTGGTACTGAGACGACCAAACTTTGATCGTCGATAGGTGCTTGCGCTTCAGGCCGAAGCCGACGGACTCCCGCGCCAATCGTTCGAGCGTGCGCTCCGGTCCCATCGCATAGAACACCGCGAAGTATCCCTCGCTCTCCGCTTGCGTGCGTGCTGTCCGGCGCGGGTGCTTTACGGGTGCCATTTGGTACTAACTCGGATCAGTCTGTGAATCTACAGCCTGATCCGAACCCGGTACTGTTTCCTCCTCGGGTTCGCGGTCCAGGTCGAACCAAAGATCGGGGTCGTCTTCGTCGCGGTCGCTCAGCTCATCGATCAGGGCGTCGGGCGTCCCCGAGCGAATGGAGACCCGCACCGAGGCGTCGACGTGCGCCACGAACAGCGCGAGGATCTTGATCTCCATTTCCTCCGGCGTGAGTGCGGATCGCCCCGGTTCGTGTAGGTGTACGATCACCGCGAAGTCAGCCACGTCGCGCTCCCTTCGGCGGCGGCGCGACGGCTCCCGCTACAGTGTGCATCGCAGCGCAACACTTCGCTGCCCAATAGTCGAGCCGCAAGTCCATCACCGCGACGATCAGCGAATCCGCCCAATCGTCCGGCAGCTCCCACCCACCTTCAGCGCGGAGCGCCGCGACGGGCATCTCTTCGAGCGACGTGACGCGGACGTGGCCGACGTGCGGCTGGAAGCGTCCAGGTTGAACCGCATAGACGCCGTCCAGTTTGTACTGCATCGGGTGTCCGTTCTTGTGTACGGTCGGGCGTGCGTCCCGGGCGTGCTTTGTCCTGAACAGATCCTCCACCCACGCACGCTTGAAGATCATCGGACTTCCCCCAACGGACAGACGGTTTCGATCCAAGCCTTGATCGCCGGGACGCCGGTCGTTGGTGCCACCATCGACCGCGGGAAGTGATCGCGATAGCTTTCGTACACGTCCGGCCCGTCGAAGGCGTCGCGGTGAAACTCAGCCGTCTGTTCGCCGTGCTGGACGGTCCAGGTTGAGAAGTCCGCGTCGCGCCACCATGTTACGCGAGCGCCGCACGGTTCGCCGCATACTCCGCCATAGAGCGCGTACTTCCCCAACTCCGGACGGTCAACGGGAGGCATTGGCTGCTCCGAGCGTGTCCTGTTTGTCCTGAGCCACGACGCGCTGGAAGTCCCGCAACGCTTCCGCGTGTCGCCGTACCTTCGTCAGTGATTCCGCGCCACGCATGTACGCTGTTGGGTCAAGGATCGGCGCGACCGCCTCCGTCGTCCCGATACGCTGAAAGAAGCCGTCGAGATCCATGTTCAGGACGATCAACGCCACCATCTGAAGCTGCTCCTGCGTTTCGAGATACTCCGCGTCGTTCAATTCATTTCCTCCGCTCGAGTTCCGGCTCCTGTCCCGTGAAAGCAGCCCACCTTCGCACCGCCACGTCACAGTAGCCGGGATCGATCTCCATTGAGTAGCAGACGCGCCCCGTCTGTTCACACGCGATCAGCGTCGAACCCGATCCACAGAACCAATCGATCACGAGGTCGCCGGCGTCGGAGCTGTTGCCGATCAGATCGCCGATCAACTCGACGGGCTTCGCCGCGTTGTGTTCCCGGTCCGCGGAAGGGACGCGGTTATAACGCAGGATGTTCGACTTGTTCACGGTGCGCTGTCCGCGCCGGGCGTTGGAAGTCATGACGGTTTCCTTCGGCAACAGCGCGAGGAAGCCGACCAGTTCGTAAGTGTTCGCATAGGACGACCCGAGGCCCGCGCCGCCCTTATCCCAAACCAGCAGGTTTTTCGGCGTCAGCTTCGGCTTTGTCCGCTTCGCCATCTCCCACCAGGACGGCCAACTCCGCCAATCGCAGAACACGTAGATGTGCGAGAACTCCGACACGTGCGCCGCGCAAGCGTCCAGGATGGACAAGAAAAACGGACGCACCATCTTGTCGTCCGACATATCCGAACCAATCCCCGAGCTGGAGCCGTAGATGGCATACGGTGGGTCGGTGATCACGAGGTCCCCGCGCTTCCGCCCCATGAGGCGTTTCGTATCCTCCGCGTCCGTCGTGTCCCCGCATAAGATCCGATGCTCGCCGCACTTCCAGAGGTCGCCCGGCGCCGTTCGCTTTTCGACGTCCTCCGGGATATCGTCCGGTTCCTTCCGCCCTCGCGCCTTCGGCGTGCCTCCGTCGATGTTCGCTTCAAACTGGACGAGCGTCTTCCGGAAATCCTCGGTCGTCGCCTCCGCCCGTTCGAGGATCGCCCGGAACTTCTCGTCGTCTGTGTCGGCCATCTCGCCGATTACGTCGAACGTCGCCAGCACCTTCCGCTGTTCCGCCGGCGTAAGGTCCAGGACAGCGACCGGGATCTGTTCGTCGGGATCCAGCGACGCCCGAAGGTGTCCGTCCACCAGCATGAGGCCGCGCCGCGTTTTCACAACGAGCGACTCGGCGACGTGCCCGACTTCCCCTATCACGGAGCGCAACGCTTCGACTTGCCCCGGAGGATGCACGCGCCAGTTGTCCGGATTCGGTAGGAGGTCGCCGGCGCGGACGGTGATGTGTTCCTTGATTCGGATCTTCGCCATCTATCACCAGCCTACATGGAATGTTTGCCCGACCGTCGGGCGTCCGGCGTCCGGGTGCGTGAACATGAAGCCGACGATGGCACCAACTCCAACGAGCGAGAGCGTCACGTAGTACCAGCGATCCCGGAGGATGGTCACGGCGGTGTGTGCGTCCAGCGTGGCAAGCGCGGGGTGGCCCGGGTACGCGACGCCGACACTCGCGACCCGGACTTGCTGTCCGACCGCATCTTCATCGACATCGACGATAGGCGACAAAACCACGAAGCCAGGCCCTCCGGGTTCCGAAGTGTAGCGCAAGGGATATAGCAACGCCGCCGGAAGGCAGGACAGCCGAACGGCGGCGGTGCTACTGAACGGGGGAGGTTCTCCGATCCCCGATGTTCTACTCCTCGGTGCGAGGGCGCGGCGTGCCCGAGATCGTGACAGCGCCGGCGGCGGCTTCGCCAGCGGTGATGCGGAAGATTTCCACCAGCGTCACTTCCTTGATCCCGTCGCCGAGATCCACGTCCGCGATCGCCTTGATCTCGATGTCGCCTGTAAAGGCTCCGGTGCGGTCGCGGACGATCTGATCGCCCGGAGCCGCCTCCGGCGAGTCGTCCGAGCGTACATCGACGGTCGACGGGTCGCTGGACTCCCATCGCACGCTCTGCACGTTTGCGGCGTTCCCGTCGGCGTCCGTGAAGTTTGCGTTCACGCCGGCGACTTCCTGACCACTCTGTAGATTGAACATCCCTGCTACTCCTTTGCTCGTGTTCTTACGGGTCCGCTAATTGTGATACGTCCGCCCGGTTCGCCGGGCGTTGGCTGATCGAGTGCCGCCGCGATATCCCTCGTCGCGTCCACAAGATGAACCGTTTCGGCGTGGATGAACGTGACGCGCTCGACCAGTCGCGCCAACTCGCGATGGATGCTCATCGACGCCGTGTTCGCGATCCCGACAAGGCGGTCGATTGCCGCGCTGATAATCAGCCCTGCGACAACCAGCGCGAACGAGAGAATCACAGCGGAGATGAAAATGATCCAGGCCATCGCCTTCGAGTATCAGGCACCCGACCGCCCGGCGTCAACCGTTAATCGGTCAACCTACGGCGCGGACACGTAATCAGACACGGCTGCCCCGCCGGGGCGTCACAGTGAGGGCAGCGCGTTGTGTTCACGTTCCTTGCGTTCCTTCCGAATCAGTTGCCCCATTCTCTGAGGCGTGATGTCATAGAACCGAGCAAGCGCCGACGCCGCGCCCGTCTTCCGATACTTGTTCCCGAAGGCGTCCGGGTCGCGGTCGAACAGGTTGCGGATCACCTTGCGGAGCCGCTCCGTCGGGCATCCCCTCGGATCGTTCAACAGGCAGACGCCGTGTCGGTGATAGTGTCCCCGGTTCATACGCTGATCCCGTGCCCCGCCATATGCATCCGGTAGCGCGAGGCTCGCACGTCCTGCGCCGGGTCGCACACAAAGCACCGCTCCAGCGCGACGGGTTCGTCGTCCGCCGGGTCCAGGGGAATCGCGGTCGTGTGCCACGTGTCCGCCGTGATCGTCTGCGCTGTCACGATCTCGCGCTCGCGTTGCGCCTTCCGCGCCGACTCGGCGTCGTCTTCCTCCGGCGTGTTCCAGCCGAACATCTTCGGAAGATCCGCCCACGGGATCGTCTCGCGTACTCTGTGAACCATCCTGCCTGTTCCTTCCCTTTACGCCGCCGTCAACTCCCTCCAGAGCGCGACCGTGGCCGCCCACGACTCCGCGTTGTCCGCGCCGAAGTCCGGCGGCGGCGTGTCCCCATACATAGCGTACAGACGCCCGACCGCCTCCGCGAAACACTCGCGGCATGAGTCGGGCATCCCGTTCCCCTCCATCCTCGGGCGCGTGTTGCATATCGGGCACTTCATTGCGCCGCCTCCTCCCCATGAAACGCCTGCGTCGCTTCGATGCAGACTTCGTACACGTCGAAGCCGTTCTCGTCCGACACTTCGAGGCATCGCTCGACCTTCGTGTCGTACACGGGCGGCAGCGGCGGACTGTAATCCGCCGCCTCACAGTCCGGATGGATGTTGATCCCGTCGGCGAGCAGCGCGTCAAAGAACGCCCGAACGTCGGCGCGATTGTTGATCGGCATCATCCACCACTCCCTGATCGCCATCGCCCCGACCGGGACAGGCTCCGACGTTTCGCCTTCGACGAGCGCGGCGTGTCCGCCGAACGGTTGCCCGTCACGATAGCCGACGCCGAGGATCACTTCCTCCGGCTCCATTGCGAGAATGTCCGTTAGGTAGTTATCCGCTCCGGTCTGCTTGATATGCGCCGTCGCTGTCCGCACGAGTGCGCCGAGCGCGTCTTCCTTCGTCGTACCGTACCCGACCATGTCGAACCGCCCGTACTCGTACCGGGCGACCCATACCGTCGGCGCGTGAGCCTGTCGCTTAGAAGTCGCCATCGATCTCTACCTCCATCCTGTCGGCGGCGATTTCGTCGGAAGCGTCAACGGCGTCGAACCGTGGGCGTTCCGCAAAGGAACCGCTCGCCTCGCACATGCATGGCTTCGGCCACACGCGACACCAGTCGCACGGGGCGGAGATCGCGTCCATTGCGTACCCTTCCGCCTGTTCCTGCGTGAGGTTGCGAGCCGCCAACTCCGGCGAGTTAAGCAATCCGCGAGCGACGAAGTCGACCGCCGCGAACGCCGCCGCATCGACGCTCCCAAACTCCAACACCGCCGCCTCGGTCGCGACCAACTCGGCAAGGTGTTCCGCGATGCTGTCCGCGAGGTCTTCCGCCTTCGGGACTTCGATCACGTTCTGAGGGTTTACGATCCGCTGTTCCATTGTTCGGGTCCTTTCGGTTTGTTGCTTCCGTCCTTCAGTTACTAATGTAACATCGGGCGGGGCACCTGTCAACCCTGAATCCGAACCTATATCCCTGCGATTTTCCTGTCAAATACGCCCTTCTAGGGGTTGACTCCACCGCGTCCGGTTGTTACATTTGTAACTGAAGGAAGGGAGACCACAAAACGATGATGGTTCTACATTGCGGAGTCAAGGGCAGGGGCAAGTGCGGACGGTTGGCGCGGCGTTGGGTACGCTGGACGTACAAGGGGATCGGCGACGGTACGTGCATCACGAAGGCGCACGGTATCTGCCAGAAGTGCCTCGACAACCCGGCGCACGATTACGAGGATCTCGGCGCGGTCGATCAGCCGATGCTTCAGAAGGTGAGCGCGTAATGAGTAAGGTGATCAAAGCGACCCGGACGGGCGAAAAGCGGTGGGTTCTTTGGGATGAAGTGTTCGGATGGACGGAAGCGCTGCCCTCCGACGAAGGCGCGATCCAGTTGATCCGTTACTACCGGAGCGACGGGCGCGAAGTCTGGATCACGATCCCGGGACGGGACTAAATGCACCACAGAAGCGCGAAGCAATGCGAAGGAAGGAAACAAACCCATGACAACCGATACAGACAACCGATACATCGAGACCACGTTCCGCGCCAACGCCGACGCGAAGTGCGAGGAGTGCGGTCTCCTACAACACCAGCACGGCTTCGGCATGGGGAACCGCGACCCGAAGATCGGCGAGTGCCCACGTCGCCTGAAGTGTAAGTCGTGCCCACGCCCGGCGATGCAATTCTGGAGCGGCGGCGGCTTCTCCGATGATCAGGACGGGCAGTGCGCGTACTGTTGCATGCTCGAACGCATGGGCGATCTACGCTCCGCCGTGCGCGACCTGTTGACCGCACACGAACACGTCGAACAGGCGGACAACGGCGACGCCGAGACGGTGCTGTATAACCACTTCTGCGACACTCCGAACAAAGAGATCAGCCCGATCCCGATGTCGCTGGACGAATGGGATCACGAGTTGCTCGCGTGGATCGAACGGTTCACGGAACACCGGGACAGGGAGGCGAAGTAATGGCGAAGCGAACAGGCGCGAATGGCGCAAGGCCGGAGGGCGACTACCAACTCTTCCGCGTCCGCAAGGAAGCGCACCGGAAGGCGAAGGCGGCGGCGAATCTCGCCGGCGTCACGCTCGAAGAGTTTGCATCCGACGCGATCGAGCGAGCGGCGGATAAGGTTCTCGCGAAGCAACAGCGATGAGCCGCGAACAACTCCGCTGCATCGTGATCGGGTGCGAACGCTACTCCGCACATCCGTTCAAACACCCGAAGGATCACGGGCGCATGTCGCTTCTGTGCCGCCTCGGGCTTCATAGCTACGCCTGGTTCAAATATTGCCGCCGATGCGGGAAGCGGAAGCGATGAAGGGCGAGGATCGCTGTTGGGCGTTCCGGGACGGACACTTCGAGGGCTTCCGGCAGCACACGTTCGGACAGGAGCGCGGCCATTGGGGACCGACGACGCCGAAGGTTGTCGGCGCGATTCGGCACTGTCATCGCGGTTGCGGCCACGTCGAGATCGGCATCCTCGGGAAGCGCGGCGCGCTGAAGTGGGCGGTCGGCTGTCCCGGTTGGGATCGCCAGCCCGTCCTGCGTTCCTATTCACAACAGCAAGGGTCTTGCGCGGAGTGCGGATGGCGCGGTCGCCTGAAGGATCGCGGCTACAGGGTGACGCCGCGAGGCTACGCGCCCTCGAACGCCTTTCGCCCGCCCGTGCATCTGGCGGTGCCCTTCCCGCCGGACGATCCTAGATCCCGAGCGTCACTTCCCACTGCGCCCGGAGCCGATGCGCCGCGATCCTCGCGCTCCGCTCGTCCATCTCGATCCCGACCGCGTCGATCCTGAGACGCCGCGCCGCCACCAGCGTCGACCCGCTCCCGGCGAACGGGTCCAGGACGCGCCCGCCGGCGGGGACAACGAGCCGGAGCAGCCACTCCATCAGCGCGATAGGTTTCACCGACACGTGATCGTTGATCCGTTGCGTCGTGCGAAGGCGCGGGTTCTCGATGTCCTTTTCCCGCCCGTCGCTTCGGCGCCGCGCCTCGAGTTCCATCCTTCCCCACGCCTCGCGCTCCGACGTTGACGCCTTCGCGCAGTAGTAGAACCGCGACGCGCCTCCGAAGTCCCCGATGCCAGGCGAACCGCCCGTCGGCGGCTTCTCATCTTCCCGGAACCGATGCATCCCGACGGCGGAGGCCCTGCCGCCGGAGCTGAGGGTCGCCCCCGACTGGCGATCCAACTCCGCGACCGGACAGTCCGGCGCACAGTCGAACGCTTCGACGGTCTCGGAGCTGAGCGAAGCCTCGGGCGTCGGCTCCCCGCCGCGCCATCCTCCGCTGTATCCCGACGGTCCGCGGAGCGCGGGGAAATGCCCGTCGCCGCGCACGGTTCGCGCTCCGACTTCGACACACGCGAGCGAGTGCGAGAGGATCACGTCGGCTGGCCATCGACCTGAAGGTTGCACGAACCCGCCGGGTTCACGTCCCTCGGGCGCGTTCGTCACGGGCGTGGCACGGCGTTGTCCCGAGCTGTACGCGCCGCCGTTCAGGTCGTCCGCCGTGGCGATCCGCGTCGCGTCGATGTTGATCCCGCCTGTCCCGTGCGCCAGCACGTTCGCGGCGACGGTTCCCGCGAACGGCTTCCGCGCCACGATGATGGGTTCCCATCCAGGCTTCAACGCCGTACCCCATCCGCTCCACTTCGCAGCGGTTTCCGTCTGCGGCTCATAGCGCGGGCGGTCTTCATAGTTGACGTTGATCCCCGCGCCGTAGACGTCGCCCGTTTCGCCCTCCGGTCCTTCGCGCTCTGCCGTGTGTCCGAGCTGGCGATCTATCGCCCGCGCCACGTCGAGCGACTTCGGAAATCCGCTGCCAAATAACCAAGAGATCGTCGGGCGCAACTCGAAGCCGGCGTCCTCGATAGCGCAGGCGGTGCGATGAAACGTGCGCGTCCCGCCGAACGCTAACAGGTGCGCTCCGGGCTTCAGCACCCGCAACGCCGCCGACCAGGTCCGCGGATCCCGTTCGACGCCGGAGTCGTCCCACCCTCGGTTCATAAACGCGAGGCCATAGGGCGGGTCGGTGACGAGCGCGTGGAAGATGTCCGGAGGCATAGCCTCCATCAGCGTGACGGACTCGCCTCGGATAACGTGCTGCATTGTGAAACATGCTCCAACTCGGGCGGCTCGTTGCAATCCTTCGGCACGTGTTCCCACGCGGACAAACAACGGGCGCAATAGTGCGGATGGGGGACGAGGCGTTCGACCAGCTCAAAGCGCACGACATAGAATTGATGCTGCCCGGCTTTCATATGCCAGGCTCGCCACAATGTACCAGGCGAGAGTCCGTCGACCTTCGCGCCGATCTTCGTGAGGAAGTCGAAGCCCTCGGCGGCGTAATCCTCCGGCGGCGCATCGTTCGACCATTCCTGATAGAGATCCTGCGTGATGCGGATGATCGCGATTGGCTTCCCTTTGAATCGACGCTGGCGATCCGTTGCGATCGCTTCCGCTTGCGAGTGAAAGCCGAGCGCGTATCGATCCATCCACTCGCGCCGCGTCACGGTCTTCGCGCCGGCGAGCAGCGCCGGCGTGGTCCAGGCGAACGAGATATCGCGGGGCATCGTATCTCCAAAGAATAAACCCCGGGAGCGATGGCGGAACGATGCACGCTCCCGGGTCGTAACAACAGACCAATCCATCCGAAGCCGTGCCGCCCAATGTTCCGAGGGTATGCACAGTCTCAGACATTCGCCGGAAGTAGCGGAGGGCCTCGCGCACGCGCCTTTGGTATCAATCGCCAGCACCCGTCGCCGCCGGGAACCGCCGACGCTGCTTCCACGGGTGCGAACGCTCTGAGGAACTCGAGGCGGCGGACGAAGTCTAGCGTGAACAACTCGCCGAAACCGAGGAACAGATCCGCGAGGATCTTCGCGCCAGCTTCGTGCGGAAGCCCGGTCGAACTCGCCAGCGACGCTACCGCCTGCGCGAAGGTCTCGGCGGCGACGTTGCACGCTACCGCCATTGCGCGGAGCGTCTCGGTCAATTCCTCCATACTCGTCGCGAACGCCGCGAACGTCGCCGCTTGATCGGCAGCCGTGGTGACGGGTGGGACGACTCGGCGGAGGCGTTGCCGGGCGATCAGATCGTCCGAGACCGCCTCAAGTTCGCCCGCGGCGGAGCGTCGCTGGCGGTCCAGGTTCCTGCCGGCCGGAGTGTCGATCAGTTTCGCCGCATCCTCCCCGACGTACTCAAACTCGCGGGGACGATTCGCCGCGTCGAGGTGCTGGCGGTGTTCACAATGGAAATACGCGCCGCATGTGTCGCACAGCTCCGAAGGAATCGCGCCGGCTTCCCGGATCGCTTCCTTCATTGCCTTCTCTTCCTGTCGGTCGAGCCCAATGGTCGGCGGGTCCGTCGTCGTATCGATCACGGTCGTGCCGTAGACGGCAATGTCGGCGGCGATCCGTTCGTGCGCTTCGCGGTCGGCGAACAAATGAGGTCGAGTGTGTAACGAAGCGGCGGCAGGCCAGACGCACCGCTCGCCCTGATCGTTGTGTTCCTCACAGACGCCGACGGCGGACACAACGACAAGCGGGCGCGGCGCGGGCGTCGCCCATATGCCACTGCCGCTGTATGTGTGCGGCGGATGTCTCGCTTCACGTTCGCACCGCCCGAACGCGAGCATCTCCGGACATTGATCAGCCATCGCCTACTCCGTCGGCGGCGACCATTCGCCGAGCAAGGATGATAAGTGCGAACGCTGCCTGAGAAGGTACGACTCCATTCCCGAGTAAACGGAGCGCGTCGATTCGGGTGAGACGAACGATTTCGGGTAAGGAAGCGTCCACCAGATCGGAAGCCCCATCAACCATGACACGAAGAGCGGATTCAGTTGCCGCGGTCTGGCGATAGGTTGCGGGTGCGAGGTCGGGATCTGTTCCGACGATTCGCTGCCAGGCGTCGACATCTGTTGGTCCAGGAGGGAAAAGCGGGAGGCTTGCCGCCCGAGGATCCCATTCGTCGGGACGTTCTGCGTCCTCGCGTCGCCGTCCTTCCAGTCCCGCTCGATCGGCGTCGCCCACTGTTCCGACCGCGCCTGTTGGTCGAGTCCCATTTCGTCGACGCGATCCTGTCCCCGGCTCCGGAAGCTGTCCGCTCCCGGCGTCTGCCAGATATCCGTAAACGGGATCTGGCTCGGCGAAGATGATCGCTCCGGGGCATCCGTGGTTCCAGCATCCGAGGCCGCGATAGGCTTCGTGTCGCTCGCGGTCCCAGGTTTGTCCCCATCCGACTTCGTCGCCGCAGTGATCGCATCGAGGCTCAGTTGCGCCGCTATCGCCAGCGGCATCCCCGCCCCGTTCCCGTTGATCCCCTTTTCCTTCAGCTCCGCCGCTCGCTCGGTCCAGGTCTCCGGCGACTCGCCGTCGTTGCTTACGTGTCCGCCCGGCGTCGGCCACTGATCGATCGCGTGATGGAGTGAGAGCGCGTGCTTCCCCTTCTGTTCGCCCCTCGTGTATTTCCCCTGCCGCCCGTTCTGTGTGTCCGGCGACGGCCAATTGTCGACCGCTTCCCGCGATAGACTCTGAAACTCGCCCGTCGCCCGTCCCTCCGCGTTGTTTGCGTCGTCTTCGACCGGAGTCGGCCACATCTTCGTCGCGCCCGTAAGCGAGTCGGTCTGCGACGGATGGTTTCCCGCCGACTCCGCGTCTTCCGCCCGGGGCGTCGGCCAGCTCGCCGCCGCCCGGTCGATCCCGACGCTCGTCGGTCGGTTCGAGTCCTGCGAGCTGTACGCTTGCGGCGTCGGCCATCCCTGCATCGCATCGTTCAGCGTCACGCCCGGATGGTGTGAGGGCGTGCGCGGATGCGATGCGCTCGACGAGTCGCCGTCCTCGCGTGTCGCCGTGGGCCAATGCGAGGATGAAGATTCGATCTCTCTTGTGTGTCGCGCCAACTTCCGCCGCTTGAAAAGTATCCCACTCCGCATCGAACCCGCACGAGGCCAATCCACCGAGAACGGCGTCCATTCCTCCATGAACGGTAATGAGGCCCGGGACGTTTTCAATGACCACGACTCCGGGTCGAACTCCCCGAATGACTCGCAATACTTCGGGCCAGATCCAGCGGTCGTCGGCGAGTCCGCGGCGGTCGCCGGCGACGCTGGACGGTTGACAGGGAAATCCCGCAGAGACGAGATCCACTTTTCCACGGAAGGGTTCAGGATCGAAGGTGTGAAGATCAGTCCAGACAGGCGCCGGAGCCAGGCTGCCCTCTTCCATACGCGACGCAAGGATCGCCGTTGCAAAGGCTTCGCGCTCCACGTAAACGACTCCACGATATCCGGGCACGGCGAGATCGAGAGCGAGTTCGAGACCGCCGCCGCCGGCGCATACGCCCATCCCATAGATTTCCTCCTCGATCATCCGCGCAACTCGCGGAGCATGTCGTACACGGGCGTCGTTGCCCCGGCTTTGAATCGCTCCCCGGCTTCCTCCAACGCCTCACGCCAGCCGCGTTGGTATTCGGATTCGCCGTAGGTTTTGAGATCCCGCTGAAACTCTTTGAGCGCAAGTTCGCGTGCTGGACGCTTCGAGGCGTCGCGAGGGATCAGGGCCATCTTCGCCGCCGAACGGTTGACGGCGACGACGGCGTCGATCACGGAAGGCGTTCGAGGATGATCAGACCGTGCGTTTTCGTCGTCCCGCATTTCGTCCAGCCTGCTTTCTGGAAACAGTATCCCGGATTCGTCGAGCGTACCTTCCGCCCGTCGACGTAAGTGTAGAGCCGATCACCCGGCCATCGTTGCCAGGCGAGCGCGTCCGCTTCGCGTATCAGGTCGGACGATTGGAGCGGTCCCTCGTTGCGGAAGATCGCACAGTTGACGCCCTGCTGTCCGCTCGCGTCGATGAACTTGCGCCACACGAACAGCGCATCGGCGGCGAGCGTTAGCAGCACCATCTTTTCGCCCGGTCCCACGAACAGACGCGGCTTGCGCCCGTCCCGGTAGCGGTAGCGGGAGTAGTGACGGCGGAACAGCCCGAGGGCGCGGTCGTCGCCGTCCAGAGCTGGAAGCCATGAGCCGTCGAGTAATCCGATCATGCACTAATCGACTCCTACGGTCGCGGGTTCAGTCGCGATGGCGAACAGGACGGCGACGGGAACGATCCGATAGACGTTCGGCCCGGGGATCTGCGGCGCCCATTCGCGAGGCGGCGTTGCCCCTAAGTACACCCGGGCGATCTCGATCACCGCCAACCCGGGAACGTCGTGCGGCATGATGCGGATCCCGGTGACTTCAAACGACACCTTCCGTTCGCGTTCAAGCGGCTCCGTCCACTCCTGTCCGACGCCCACCGAACAGCCGCACTGCTCCGGCGGTGTTGGGTTGCACGTCGCCGCATTGTGGAACGTCACGAATTGCACCTGCATCACGCCTCCTCCGCCGCTCGCGTCAACGGTTGAATCATGTTCCCGATCAGCGCGTTCCGCGCTTCGATCCGCGTCGCCCATTCGGTCGCGATATCGCCGGCGTGAGCGACCATCTCCGGCGTGATCTCATCGAACACGATGCCCTCGGGATCGTGTCGATAGTCGACGATCCCCCACGCTTCGACTAGGCCCGACGATTCGCCAACCGAGACCATGAGCGCGAGTCCGAGCGGGTGCAGAAATTGTCGGTTGACTTCCTGAAGGTATCCGCGTTGCTGGAACTCGAGGAGCGACATTGCCGGCACCGCCGGGACGGGTTCGCTCCCTTCGATTGGTTGCGGGTCCAGGTGTTCGGTTTCATTGTCCGCCATGTTGTTCCCTCCACAGTTTGACGAGGTGCGCGAGTTGGCGCGTAAAGTAGATCGGACGCCCTAGCCTGTTCATCAGCGCGATCTCGGAGCCGACGCCGGCGGACTCCGTCCATTCATCTTCGACAACGTACATCCCCCACGCTCGCGGAAGGAACGCCCGGTTTTGTCGCAGCCAGAACTCCCTCGGCACGTCCGGCGCGATGCGGTCGAAGTGCGCCGAATTGAGGAATGGACAGTAGTACGGGATCCCCGCTCGCGCAAGTTGCCGGGCGTGTTCGCGGCCTCGATTGATCCGCTCTTGAATCCGCAGGAAGTCGTCGCCGTCGCCGTACCGTCCCGCGACGTACACGAAATCCTCCGGCGGCAGATGCTCCGGCAACACGATCCCCTGCGGCGTGAGCCGGATCATTTCGCCGCCTGTATGCGCTCGAACGGGTGCGCCTCGGGCTTCGACTTGATCCCCTCGTTGAACTGCTTCCCCACGCTCGGCGCGTTCAACAGTTCGGCAACCTGTAGCGGCGTCACGTTCTTGTAGGCGTACAACGTGCCGCCCGTGAACATGACGAAGAGGCGCGATTCCTTCAGGTCGTACCCGATCTCGATCACGTTCGACGAGTCGGGGATCTTCACTAGGCGCGGGACAGGCTTCGCCCATTTTGTTGTTGTCATACAATCCTCCTCCAAGTTCGGCGATCGATAATGTCTCGCACTGTTGGAATCGCAACCCGGTAGCGCGTGGCGAGTTGATGCGCTGAGAGAGTCGCGGCGAGTGCCCGGATCTCCCGTACCTTCTTCGGATTCAGTTTGGCATGGGCGTTACGGGTTCCGTGCGCGGTGAGTCCGTGGCGCACGGCGTGTTCCATATTGCCGAGCCTTGTACGGTATTCGAGGTTAGAACGGACGGGGTTTAGTTTGTTCCCGTCTCGATGGTTGACTTCCTTCCCGACCGGGCATGTACCAAGAAACGCCTGCGCTACGGCCACGTGCAGATACAGTTTTGTCGCAACGCCGGAACGCTCGCGGTGAACTGATACAAACCAGTACCCGTTCGCAATCGACGGCTTCAGTATTCGCCCGACTCTAGCGCCGCGACCGCCAGCGTCGCGCCTGATCTGTCCATCCGTCGAGACGCTGTAAAGTCCCTCGTATCCCACGACGGAGCGCCATTCGATCATGACGGAAACTCGCGCCACTCGCGCCCGTCGAGCAGCTCACCGCCCGACGTGTTTCTTGGGGCCCCCCCCCATTGTTTGAAAAAGAACGGGACGCCTGCGGCGGCGCACTGATCCCGGATCTCCCGTACCCATTCGAGGCGATCCGCTTTCGGTCGCCAGATGCGATCAAACTTCGTCCCGACCATACGGCGAATCGCGCCGACTTCGACGAGTGATCGGGCCGGAGGCCCTGCAGACTCACCGCCAGCGATCACCCAATCGATCCCACTACTCCGGAGATCGCCGAGTGTCTCAGGAAGGAAGGGCGCAAGCGCAAGCCGCCCGAGCAACGGCTCGCAGGATAGGAACCTAACCGCCGCCGGCGTCCGAAGCAACAGCGGGATCCGCTCGTCGGCGAAGTGCTGATTCTCTACCGACACGCCGAGCCAGACGTTCGGGAGCGGCCACATATCAGGCGAGAACAGCGATTTGTTTCCGCCCTTCTCAGTGAGGCGATCCCATAGGCGCGGCATGAACTGAGCCGATAGCAACCGCTGCATCCGCTCCGGTCGCTTCGTGAGAACTTGGAAGGTATGCTCGCTCGCCATCGCCATAACGAGGAACGCTTCGAGGATGAACAGGTCGTCGACGTCGTCGTGAAACAGATCCGAGAGCGAGTTGACGAACACGCGCTGCGGCTTCTTCCAGTGCAGCGGATCTTCGAGGCGGTCGCGGTGAAGCTGGACGGGGATCGCGCCGCGCTCGAACTTGCGCCCGTTCATCCGGAAGGGCGGCGTCCGTTCGATGTAGCAGTTCGCGCACCCGGGCGAGACCTTCGTGCAACCGGACGCTACGTTCCAAGTTCTGTCGGTCCATTGAATCTGCGTGTTGCCGCTCATCGACGATCCCTCTTCCGGTGTTCCTCCGCCCATATGCCGACGCTCGCGCACGCGAGACCGCTGAACGCCAACACTAGGAAGAGCCGCATGTTATCGAGCGGCACGGCGAGCGACGCGAGCAACAGAAACCCGCCCAATAAGATCAGCAGTCCGTTCACGATCATAATTCCTCCGATAACTTACGCGACGCGCCGTCCTTGATAGCGACGATCTCGTACTTCCCGTCCTCGTTGTAGAACCCTTCGAGGATCTCGCCCTTTGCGATGCGCCCGATCACATCGAAGTCCGGTGCGCGTTCGAGCTGGAGCGGTCGCTGATACGTTTCCGGGTCCAGGCGAACGCGACCGCTCCGCCGCTTTTCGTGTCGGTAGCACTTCCACAACCCGCCGCGAAACTTCATCGGCCAACCGCAGCGAACGGGACGCCCGGCGCGGGTCCCGACTTCGCGCCGACAATTCGGAATCGGATCGCTGCGACGAAGGCGGGACGGCGGCTCGGCGACGACGTCCGGGTGCTGGCGCGTGAGCCATAAAGTCCAGGCGTTCCCGAATCCGTAAGCGGCGAGATATGACTGCCCGGCGTCCGGCGGAAGCGGTTGCCCGTTCCTGTCCCGGCGTAGCGTTTCCCACTTCACGCCGTATCCCTGTCGTCGTCCCTCCGGTTTCCTGATCTTTGTGTTCGAGTGAGTCCGGGGAATACGTCGTCGTAGTTGGTTCGTGGGAACCGTTGGAACCGTGGGTTTCGTATCTGATCGCCCGTGGGATTTGCGGGGCGAAGCGTCGGTAGATTGTGGCGATTTGTGGGAAACTCGGCGTCGCCGAGTTGAAGTGATCCGAGGGCGGCGGGGCGGCGGCTTCATCCTTCATCCTTCGGGGCGCATCTTCCCACGGTTCCCCGGCGTTGTCAACGGTCGCGCCGGCTTCACCCATTCGGTCTTCAACGGCATGAATCGCGGGAGCTGGGTCCTCACCTGATTGCGAGCGCACCGCCGCGCCTGTCCCTCCGTCGCGTGCCAGCACTCCCGGATCCAGCGGTTCGCGCCTCCGCGTTCGAGGAGCGAGACGCGCCAGTTCGACGCGGTCACTTCGTCCGCGTACCCGCAGCGCGTTGCGTTGCGGTTGTTCATTCCAGCACCTTCTCGATCTCCGGCCAGTTCGACGGACGCCAGAGGTATGCAGCGACTAGGCGCCGGGCACGCTCCTTGAATGTATCGAAGACGTCGAGCGTCCCGGGTTCGTTGCCGGGATGCTCCGCAAGGTACAACGCGGTCGCGATCATCTCTGTCACGAGTCCGAAGCCGGCAAGCCAATCCGCCTGCGCCGCCGCAGGCGTGAGGCTCCGGATCGTCGATGCGCTCGCGCCGATTGGGATCTCTTTTTTCAGCTCCGCCACGACGATCTGTCCGGCGCGAAGCAGGAACAGATCGGGGAACCCCTGCGCCGACTTTCGCGAATCCTTTGTGTGATACACGCGCCAACCGCGCATCCTCGCGAGCTGGACGATCGCCGTCTGGAAATCTTCCTCACTCTGTTGTTCGAGCATGAACCGCGAGCCGTCAACCGTGGGCGTGTTGTCGTCCAGCATCCTATCGAGATCCTCATCGCTGATCGTGATCTGTTTCGGCAGTCCCTTCGGCGCAAGCTGGACGCCGGCGTGGTTCGATTTCTTTAACGCTCCCCGGAGGAACTCCCCGCCTTTGCTGTCGTGCTTGCGCGTCATGGGATCAACTCCAACAGGGACGGCTGCGCGAAGTCTCGCCCGTCCCGTTCCTTCCCGCCGATGATCTGTTTCGTGCCCTTGACGCCGTACCGCAGGCGACTCGCGGCAAGCTCGACGTACTTCTCGGACAGGTCGATCCCGATAGCGCGGCGCCCGTTGTCCCGCGCGACCTTCAGCGTTGTCCCCGTCCCGGCGAACGGGTCCAGGACAACGCCGCCGACCGGGAAGCCTTCGTGCATCGGTCGATATCGCCGCTCGAAACGGCGGCGGGTGTCGGAGTCCCGACGAGTTCCTCGGGGAAGGCGGCGAAGTGGGGCAGGGGCGACGGTTCGGTCGCAAACGTCCATACCGACCGCATCGCCCGTCCTGCGGCGTTAGGGGCCATCGCTACGCCCGTGCCGTCGCCTATAGAGGGCGACCCGTTCTCACTCGCGGCGGGTCCGTTGCCGAACTCGTACCGATACCGACCGAGCGAGGCTTCGCTGTACGGCTCGCGCACGCCGTAGGCGTCATAGAAATATCGCTCGGCTTTGCTCAGGAGCAAAATGTATTCGTGCGACTTCGACGGGCGATCCTGTACGGACTCCGGCATCGCGTTCAGCTTGTTCCAGATGTTGTCGATACGGAGCCACCACCCGTCATTCTGTAGGGCGATGCCGACGAGCCAGGCAAGCGGGATCATATCCTTCGGCTTGAACCCGGTCTGCTTCTTTGAATGGATCATCCGGTCGCCGCGATTATTGCGCGACTGTTTCGGCCATCGCTCCGCGTCGCGTGCGCCGTTCCCGCCGGAGGCGTAGGAATCCCCGAGGTTGAGCCAGACTGTCCCCGTATCCTTCAGGACGCGGCGGATCTCCCGGAAGATATCAACGAGGCGGTCGACGTATTCCTGCGGCGTCTGTTCGTGCCCGAGCGCGAGGTCGACGCGCTTAGCTTTGCACTTCCGGCAGCGATCCTTGTACCGCTTCGTCGACGCCGACGAAGACGCCTGCTTCCCGTTGCGCGGTCCCTGTCGCGTGCGTCCGGAGTGTTCTTGCCGAAGGTGCGTCGCCTGTACGTGTTGACAGTCGGGATCGCCGCCGATCCATTGCGCTGTCCCGTAGTCACGCAGGCCGAAGTATGGCGGCGACGTGACGACGCAATCGACCGAGGCGTCCGGCAGCTCGCGCACGGTTGCCAACGCTTCGCCCCAATACAGGCGGAGTCCGTCCTCGTCGTACCTGATCACTCCGACCGATTCCCAAGCGGCATGATCAACTCTAAGCGATCCTGCCGATAGACGATCCGGACGGGCGATTGTTTCTTCGGCATGAATGAAAGCAGCACCGGATCGTTGTCGGGGATTCCGTCAAGCGCGTCGCGCAGATACCAGGCGTCGAGCGTTCGCTCGGACATCGAGTCCAGAAGGTCGCCGTCGATATACATCGCGCCGGCTTCGACTTCCGGGATCGCCATATCCTCCCCGTCGCGCATCCCGTGAAGCGTCGCGCTACTGCGTCCCTGTATCTTCAGGTGCCCGTCCGGAGCCTCGAATGAGATCACGCCGCCTGTTGACGGTCCAGGCTGCTGGTTATCAAACCAATCCGGATCGTCCGACCGTCGCCCGATGCCGCGTGCCTTCAACAGGTCGATCACGGCGGCGACATAGTCGCGGAGCTTCGCCGCCCGAATGTTCAGCATGATG